ACGTAATCCTTCGTGAGTTACCCTAATCGACCTATCCGGATACGCAATCAATATAATACCATTATGTTGGATTGTATTGTCGCCGTAATGAAGTCTTGCTCCGACAGTCCCGACATTAACATTCTCCTTAAATGTTTTTAACATTCCATAAATAACATTATTTAATACAACAATATCATTATTGCAAAATAATAAAAATTCAAATCTTTCGTCAATATGGTTTTTAACTACATCATTATTTATTTTTGCGAAATTATAATAGTCATATTCAATTAGTTTGATTACGGCTTTTTCTTTATTCTCAAGAATGAATGATTTTATTTCTGTTTTTTCTTCTTCGGACGAACCAGTGTCGGCAATAAAAATTTCAAAAATGTTTGAATTACAATGGGTGATTAGTGAGTTAATACAATCAAATAACATACTAACCTTCCCTTTTGTTGGTATAATAACCGCAACTTTCCCAATATTTTTTATTGGTTTTTCTTTTAATTGTTCTACAAAAACTTTGTTTGGTTTTAAGTCTATTGGTAATATGGACTTATATTTCTCCAAAAATTTATCTTTGGACTCGAAAAATTCTTGGTTCGGTTGTCCGATAGATTGATGAGTGATTTCAAACGAGGTTGTCACCCCAATTTTAACACCATCTAAATAATTAGGAACACAAAATCCGTGGTCGTAAAAATGGAATTTACCAATGGTTTCATCAAAAGTGTGTTTGATTTTTGTCTTATTAAACGCCATAAACAACCCATCAATTGTAACCACAGGAATTAATTCCGGTAATTTTGTTGAGTATCGATTTATCCATTTGTTTTGACCCGGAGGGTGATGATAAACTTGCCCAACCATAGTTTGGTTCATTCTTTCCCAATAAACTCCTGATTCGGGAAAATAACAAGAACCCGCCTTTCCAATTATACCGAATTCGGGAGAATTGGAAAAATCGGATAAAAGTTTTTTACCCCAACCATTTTCAAGTTTAATGTCGTTATGGATACAAACAATAATATCGTATTTTGATTGGGAAATCCCCTTATTATATACTTCGGCTAATGAATATTGATTATGGTTTTCAAATTCTAATATTTCATAATTTTTAACTCCAATTGTTTTATTCAAATGTAATTGAAATTCTTTATTATAGTTTGAATCTTTGTGCGTAGAATATATTATTGTTATCATTTTAATTTAATTTTACATCCTTGAGGGGATGTTCCTTGTTTAAAAAATTTTAATCTATTTTCATAAGAATCACTTAATTTTAGTAATTTTGAAAATGTGTTTTCATTTTTATATGTGTGTATCATGTATCCTTCTGATAATAACTCAACACATAATTTTATTTCTTGGGATTCGTCAAACACCTCTTCTTTAACATCTCCAACGGCTTCAAAAATAAATGGTACTGATTTATCGGGATTTATCTCCAAGTATTTCAATTTTAGATGTTGAATATGGTATTCATTATCGTTTTTAACCGACAACGGTAACTCATAACTCAAACCCAAATCTTCCAAATATTTGATTAATGTTCTATTTGATTTAGATATTGATGGGCCCGAGAATCCATAGGTGGAAGTTAAAGGTTTTTCACCGATTCTCAAATCACGGTTAATTGCGTTTAACACTAAACTTATTTCATCCTCAACTCCCATTTTTTCCATTAAATTTGATATTACATTTGCGTAAGTTATTTTTGTAGCTAAAAAACCATCAATACCAATTTTTGTAATTTCGGCGGATTTAATAGACATCAAATAAAGATGAACTGAACCTTTAATTATTTGACGATATATTAACGATAAATCTTCTTTTATTTTATCATAATCGGAACCAATAATCGTAATATCCGAATGTTGGTAATCCTTCACCAAATTACCATGGGTAATAATTGGTGGATTATACGCCACTTCAATATTAAACATTGATAATTTTTTTTGAATTTGTTCAACATCACCAGGGTTGGTGGTAGAACATACCACAAATTTTTTATCATATAGTGGAATCTCCAATGAATTCGCGGTAAAAAAATGTTTAATAACCTCAAATACTTTTGAGGTGTCGTATATACCATCAATTGATGATATTGGTTCTGAAAATGTGAATATAATGTCAGAATGTTTAATAACATCAATTGGGTTTGTGGTTCCCGACAAACGATTACTATCTAATAACAAACTTTGAATTAACGGTTCGTTAGTTATGACGACTTTTTGATTTAAGTTATATACAAAATCTTCATCTTCTGAAATTAATATTTCATGTCCATTTTGTTCGCACAACAACGCAAATGTTAATCCAATTATATCGCACCCAATTAACCCTATCTTCATATTAAATTAATCCTGTTGAACCAAATCCATTATTCCCTCTATCTTTGTCCTCCACTTTATCCACCGATTCAAAATTAACATATTTACCTTGAACTACAGGACATAACACCGCTTGACCTACTTTCATACCTTTAGGTATTGTTACCGTCGTATTATTGGTGTTGAAAACAATAACTTGAATTTCACCGGTATATCCCTGGTCTACGGTTCCGGGTGTGTTAAGAACTGTTAATCCTTGTTTAATTGCCAATCCACTTTTTGGTCTAACTTGAATTTCATATCCTTCCTCAAAAGAAACTTTTAATCCTGTTGGAACTAATGCTCTACCAAACGGACCTATAATAACTTCTTCCGACGCATGTAAATCAAATCCCGAATCTGATGGGTAAGCATATTTTGGAAAAACGGAATCCGCATTTGTTAGTTCAACTTTTATGGTTTTGGTTTTCGACATTTTATTTATCTCTTCTTCCATTTCATCCATAGAAAATCCTAACATTTCATCAAGTTCTTTTTGATAATTATCATCTTCAGTTTCAATACCTGCTTCAGCTTTGATTTTCTCAAATTGTCTAATAATCTCGTCTTTCGTTTTTGGGTCAAAATGACCTAAGTTGTTTATATCTAACATTATTTTAATTCATTTAATTTTTTTATGACATCGATTAAAACCGATACGTCCTTTTCACAATATTCAATAATACCCTTAATATCTTTTTTCACCCAAAATGCCTCGTGAACTTTATTTCCGGTTACTTCCATGTTTTTTGAAGACTCAATACCCAAACATACACACATAAGTTCTAATGACGCAATTGAACCATATCCACCATATTGCCAAACTTCTTTGGTGTCTAACGCTTTGATTTCCCATGGTTTAGTATCGTGTCCGGGTAATATTTTTGGTGGCATAATCCCATTCATAATCATTCTTTTCGCCAACATTGGAATATCAAATCCTTTAACATTATGGCCACATAAAAAGAAACCAAGTTCTCCAACTCTATATAATAGTTTTTGAACTTCTTGTAACATTATTTTTTCGTCAGGATTACTAAATGATTGCATTTTGGTTTCGCCTTTGTCAGTTACGAAGGCAACACTCACACAAGCAATTCTTGCGAATTCCGGTACCAATGCCGACCTATTAACAAACATATCTCCAACAGGCTTGTCAGCGTCTTCAGGAAATCTTTTTTGAAACCAATCGTAATAGTTCTCAAATTGAAACGCCAATTCAGGTCTATTCGTTTGGAGAGATTCCCAATCAGGTTGAACTCCAACGGTTTCAATGTCTAAAAATAATAATTTTGTTAATGGTGTGTTTATCATATTTTTTTTTACTTTAATGTGTTTAAATAAAATTCTCTTCTATCTTTTGTTACATTATTTAAGTCATACTTATCCTTTACGGTTTCATATAATCTCTCACCCATATCTTTAACCATATTTGGATTTTTTAATAATTTCTCAATGTATTTTGACCAATCAGAGTGATTTCTATTCTCATCAACTAATAAGGCGTTTCCATCAACAAAATTACCACGGTCTAAACAATGTTTCAAATCTATCGTGTATGGACCAACATTTGACGCAATAATAGCTTTCTTGTAAAATCCTGCCTCAATTACTTTCAATTGAGATTTCATTCGGTTAAACATGTGGTTTTTAATTGGTGCGAGAGAGATGTCAAATTTTGAGTAATTCTTCGCATAAGCCGTTACGGGTTGTGTCCAAACACGAACATATGCTTCGTTTAATTCATTTGGATATTTTTCTTGAGTATATTGTAACAGATATTTTTTATATTCTTCAGATACCGTTGTAAGGTTTTGTGTGAATATTTTTTCATACTGAGCCCAAACTGTTTCGTGAGGTAAAATATCTCTCTTCTTATGTTCTCCTGTTTGTTTATTAATCTCGGTTACCGTTCCTCTTGTATCAAATCCACATAGTACAAATTGTAAATTGTCTTTATATTGTGAAAGTCTTGCAAAATCTAATAATTGTAAATCGTGTAAGTGAGAGGAACCACCTAACCATCCAACTCGTAATCTATCGGATTCTATTGTAGGTTCTTTAAATTGTTCTTCATTTGGGTTAATTGCGTTAGGAAAAACAACAACATTTTTGTTTATTTTACGAATTTCGTCCGCAAATAATTCTGTGGTTGTTGTAACATATTTTGAAACTTTAAGATTTGCAATAATCTTTTCGTTAATTTTATTAACTCTAATTATATCGTGAATTGGGTGTTCTTTGCCCGGCATCCAATAGTCGTCAATATCACAAATTGTGACAATACCCATTTCGTTTAATTTTTGAATTAACGCGTGAGCCCTATCAAAATCGTGACCAATACTTCTATGGTAAATAACAATTTGATAATCTTTCCAAAAGTTCATATCATCATATGATGGGTCATAAACTATATCAACATGGAATTCATTTCCGTATAAATTTTGTAGAAATACGTGAGGGTCAATAGAACGGAATTTCCCAACTCCGGTACGGTCTGAAGGTGTTACTAATACTTTGATTTTAGACATAATAAATTAATATATTTTCTAAAAAATATAGTAATTTTAGTTCAAAAATAAAGGGGCTATGATAATTTTTTAATTTTGGTTACTTTACCTTCAAATACGTGCTTACCTACTTTGAATGTAAAAACTTCATTGGATTTTTCAGAACTCTCGGTAATTAACCCATTTTCATGTAAAGCTTCATTAACCGCTTCGTTAATCATTTTTTTGATTAATTTGTAGTCAATTCCACCTGTAGTGGGTTGAGTTTGTTGTTTTGGTTTTGCGGATTCAGGGATATAATTTTCTTTATTCGTTCCCATCAATCTTGACGCTTTTTCAATCAATTCATTTGAAATTGTTGTTGTTTGTTGTTGAGGTTGAGCGATTGGATGTTCCATCATTAACCTTTTAATTTCGTCAGGTAATTTAGAATTTTTAATCGCTTCCACCGTAGGAACACCAACAGGTTTTGTATTTTCTCTTGGTTCGTTTGAAACGAACGGTTGATTTTTTTGTTGTGATTCTCCTAAAAATTCACTTGGAATATTATATTTTGCGTTCGGAACATTAAATGTTTCCGGAGCGTTTAATTGTTGTAATGATGTTGGAGGAAGACCTCCGTTTAAAGAATTAGAACTTTTTATTCCATCCGCTTTATCCATAATCGCTTTTGATAAAGCCAATTTTTCCATTAATCTATCCATATTATATTTATTTTCTTCTTATGCTGCCGGAGTACCTCCAAATTTGGCGTTTATAATTACACTAGTCATGCTCTTATCTCCGTTAAAATTATAATTAGGTCTTGGAGTATTGTAAACCTCACCAGAGGGTTTGCTTGATAGTATTTTATCCAATCTAAAAATCCTCCATCCTGGTAAAGGTTGTTCTCCTTTATATCCTGTATGTGACGCACCTTCACTATCCCATGCTCGTAAAATTTTATTACCCGCTTTACTAACACCTAAACACACAGGTTCAATTTCCCTTAAACCTCTACCTCCCGGTTCATCACCATCATAATAAATTATTAGGACTTTTCGATTTTTGATTGCATCAACAATACTGTCGATAGATGCTACCTCACAAATTAAACCTTTAAGAGCTCCTTGAAGTTTCATTAGAAATTAGGGTAGGTTTTAGATGAGTTGAATTTGTTGATTTTAATTGAATTTTTTCTTTCAGATAAATCTTCAACGGTTCCCGCCGCAGGATTATAAACATCAAGATATACTCCGGTTCCTCTACCTAAAGAATCTCCATCGGCAATTGCGTCAGGATGAACCGCAGAATATTCATCGTTAATATTATAATCATTTTTTGGGATTAATTTTGTTCTTTCTTGTCCTGAAACCGCAGTTAATTCATTGTTTTCAGTTTGAGTTAAATCTACAGGAATTTTACTTGGCATAGTTTTATAGTTTTGAAATTAATTCGTTTATTCTTTTCAAACTTTCAGTAACCGCAACATTATATTTGTCTACGGTTTTTGAATGTTCTTGAGATGGCCTAACATTTGTGAAATCTTTTTTCTCATGAGGGTCAATAAATTGATTCATCATACCTGTCTCCATTTTGTTCGTCTTGGTATTTTTGATATAATCTCTCATTCTTCTCAACTCATTATCCACCCAGTTTTTTATTTCAACACCTCCATTCAAAACAAATGATGGTTCATTTTGATTACCTTTAAAGTTGTCGAAAAAATTTTTTATTCTTTTTAATTGTTTATATGTAATAAATTTTTGGTTTTGAAGTTCTTTATTTCTCTTATAACCTTCAATATTTTCATCGGCATTCTTCACCCTATGAAAACATTTTTTCATGTGTTCCCTTTTATCCGAAGGGAATTCAATTTCCTTATCGTATAAACTTCTATTCACCTTTTTTTATCATTTTAATTAAATCTTCTTTTGATACACCATTACTTTCTGCGTGTTTCAAAAGGGATTTTAAGTTTTTTCTTATTAACGATGGTAATTCTTCAACATTTTTACCCATATCTTTTTTACCAACTTCAGAATTATCCGAATTTTTTTTACCCATTAAAATATCTTCAACAACTTTAATTGCTTTTTGTTTTTGTATTTCAGATAATGTTGCTCTTGTTATAAAATTTTTATCTTTATAATAAGGTGATTTTTTATCTTTTTTACCTGAAGGGTCTTTACCTTGTTGTTTTGTTCTCTCTTTCGCATCATCCGGTTCCATTCCCATCTTTTTTACTAAATATTTGTAAGTCTGAGCTCCGTCCATATCTTCGGTTTCTTCATAACCAAACGCTCCGGACATATCAATTTCGCTAACTTCTTCAACCGACTCACCATAATATGTTCTATAACCACGAGAAATAGGGTCATTGGTAATTCTTGACGCCGCAACCGTTTGGTCCATAGTTTTTCTAGGATGTAATCTTGGGTCTAAAATTGGTATTGCAGAATTTGCCATAGAACCATCATCTTTTACCAATTCTTCTAAATCTTGTTTAATGGTTTTACTTGATTTAATTTTTTTCTCTTTAGCAACTTTGTTAAGATATTTTTTAACTTTTCCACCCTTACTTTTTTCAAAGTGTAAAATCTCATCTTTTTTACGAGCTTCGGTTAAAGTTTCTTCTACCGAGTAATATAAAGAGTATTTATTACCTTTATCTCTAAGCAGGAAATAATATGGAGACGAATAAAATTCTTTATCTATTGTAATCATTAAATGTTTTTTTTATATAAATATTAGTTCATCAAGTATTTATCATTAAATTATGGCATATCAAAATATTAATCAGTATAATTTTAGGAGATTTGGTCTAAAACCAGTTAATGAGGTCACGGATTTATGTTTGGCTTCAGATGAGAAAGACTACGACCAAGAAGTTATTTTTTCACCATTATTGATTGGAGAAGAGGATGGTAATAGAATGCCGTTCAAATTTAATTTCAATAGTAGTGGTACTACATTATGCCAAACTTCGGTTTGTGTTTTTAGTGCGGATACGATTGTTTCGGAAAATTATTGGAATCCAACGAATACAGACCCAAATTTTTGTCCAATTGTTACTGATTTATGTGATGTTGGATTGACGGGAATAGATAACGGATTGGTTCAAAATATGTCGGGAGAAACCATTCAAACGACAACAGGGTTATATACCGATATTACGGACAAATTTAGTAGATACAAATATGATAGGAGAATGAAATTACATCCTATTACCGGATTTACCACAACTGAAAATAGATTGTGGAATGATAATTCTTATACCTATGATTTATCATATACGAATGTTGGAGGAGATATTGGATATGTTGCAAAATTAAACGGAGGATTTTTTCAAGGATTTTATAAATTAGCGGGTTATGATTACCAAGTGTTCCCTCAAAGACCAAGTTTGGGTTGGACAACAGAAATTATGTTAAGATATCGTTGGACCGGAAATACTTCAGTTGGATTGAATGAGAGATATCCTGAAAATAAGGGAACATTCTTTTATATGGGGGCGAGAGCCGAAAATAAATTTTATCATTATGCCGACGGTCATCCAAAACAAGATTCGGGTTATACAAGAGTAACATCAGGATTAACTTGTATGCACACCTGTGGTTGTGCAAGTAGTGCGAATACATCATCACAATGCCTTCAAGTTTATCAACCATCAGGAGGAACCATAACGACTTGTCTTTGTGGATGTCCATGTGAATGTAACACGAAAGCACAATACCCTGAAAAAGACCCATTATACGATGAGGTTTCAAACGCATTATCATTAAGATTAAGTGGTGATACGGGAAGTCCAAGATTATGTGTTAAAACATATAGGATTACAGGAGGATGTGAAACAACAGGAACTTGTTCAACAGGATTAACATATGTTACCGGAACATCGGTAACCGAATGGTGTTCGTCAAGAGGTATTTTTGACGATTGTTCTGGAACAACATATTCCAATGTTGAACATTGGGCCCAAATTGATGCCGTTTTTGAAAGAAACCAATGGTTGGATACTTGTGATTTAGGAATTAAAGGTGGGTTGGGGTTATTGGTTAAAGATGTTTATTTTGCAACACTGGAAGGTAGAAGTGTAAGTTTAATTGAACCTCCAATTACTCGTGAGAAAGATTATGACCCTGCATCAACAGAGGTTGTCACATTTACGGATATGTGGACTGAAGAACAAAAATATAGATTAGGAACCCTTAAGTTTTATGTGAACGGAAAATTATTTATGGTTGTTGAAAACTTTGAAGAAATCATTCCAAGATTGTTAAATGTTGAAAAAGAAAAACAAATTGGAGTTTCTTATAATATTTCAATCGGTGGGGGAACACAAGGACTTCACGATAATTTAACTTTTTCGGGCGGATGTCCTTCATCGTTAAATGATTTGAAATATCAACAAGACCCAGAATGTTTAACCACGCATGATTTGAATAACACGATATATTCAGGTTTGACGACCAATATTAAATTGGAAGAATATTTTGGTGGTAGCATGATTGGCGATATTAGTTCATTTAGAATGTATACGGAACCATTAAATGGTGCGCAAATCAAACACAATTTCAAAATATTAAAAGATAAATACAATTTGTTAAATCCGGATTGCCCTAATTGTAGAATTATAATACCGGCGAATGATTTAAATTACCAAATAATATAAGAATGTATATTACGGATTGTAACTATTTTAGGATAACAAATTATAATAATGTCCAAGAAGGATATTACAGATGGACTGGATGTACTGATACCATTAATATAACTCCAATTCAACCATTACAAAGTAGTTATTTTTGTGCGAAAAATGTAATCGTTGAGGAATATGGTGCACCACTTGATGTTGTATTTATGGGGTTATGTCCGTCAAATACACCAACACCGACATCAACACCAACACCTACTCCAACACCAGTTACACCAACACCTACTCCAACACCAGTTACACCAACACCTACTCCAACACCGAGTGCTACTCCACTTATTATTTACACATATAGTTTATGGACTGGAGGGTATTATCAAAATGTTTGTGAATCCATTAATATGTTTTCAAATCCTTCAAATGTTATAATATATACAACTAAACCTTTTGGACTTTTAGTTCCGGGAGATAATGTATTTGGTAATTCGTCATTGACGATACCACCAATAAACGCCAACTTTACCATTTCAAATGGTGCGAGGTTCATTCAAATAAGCGGAACTTTAGTTCTAAACGTAGGAGTATGTTAAAAATTAAATATTTATTGGTATGTCAGGAATAAGAATTTTAAGTAATAATTTAAGTGGTTTAACTACTAATGTAGTTTATTATCCTCAATCCGGAGGGACTATTGATTTAGGAACTCAAGTATTTCCTTTTGAATATATTACAGATTATTTCTACGGAACTTACAATTGTTATGTTCCATTATATGACTATAACTATAGTTTATCTGTTGTGGAACAAAGTCCAACTCCGACACCAACAATCACTCCAACACCGACTCCAACACCAATATAATTTTTTTTGTTGGAATTTATGAATTGCGATATTTATAAACAGAAGTCACGAATCTTTAGTTTGTGGAGTATCTAATATGAGTACATCAAGACCTTTTGGATTTTATACAGGAACAACATTACCCGGAACGGAATCGTACGGGAATTTAATTGTTGGGACTCAAGAAGATTTACCCTATTCAAGTGGATATGGTGGATTGATATGGTGGATGGGCCCTGACGAAGATTTGGGTTATGTTATTGCTAAGACTAATGTAACACCTGAAGGAGAACCTTTACAACCAACACCTGTTGAAATATTGGGGACGGTAGGGTTTAATAGAACTAACGGTAAGAACAACGAGCAGTTTTTGACTTTGGCGGAGAGTATTACAAAACAACAATTCCCAACACCTCTTGATGCCAAAATTTGGTTGGAAACTAATGGATATTGGACTTCGTGGGAACCATCAACATGGATTTTATCTACAGGATTTTGGGATGACTTGGGTCTTTGGGAAGATACTGAAGTTTGGGTTGATTAAAAAATAAATAAAAAAAATATATTAAATGAGTCAATATAATTTAATTCAAAATGGCGAGAGTGGTTTAGATGTTAGAACCACCTTAAATGATTTATTAACGGCTGCCAATTCCGGATTTACTTCAGTGTATTACCAAGAAAATACAAATACATTTCCCTCTAATGGGAAATCAGGTGACATCGTTTTAGTTACTAGTGGAGGAACTAGTGGAGGTACGGTAACTGAAGAATGGTTAAACGATGGTAGTCAATGGAAAAATGTTTATAGTGCTATGACAGGCTCATCAGGAACAAGTGGTACATCGGGAACATCTGCAACAGGTTCAACACAAACCTATATAATAACAGGTGGAACAACTTGGACTTTAAATCATCCATTCACAACTGAAACACCTTTGGTTCAAGTTTACGAAAGTAACGGAAACCAAATTATTCCATCATCAATAAACGTTGTTAATAGTGGAACCGTAGTTGTAACTTTCTCAACGAGCACTGCTGGTAGAGCGGTTGTATCTTCAGGTTTATCAGGAACAAGTGGTTCATCAGGAACTAGTGGTTCTTCAGGAACTAGTGGTTCTTCAGGAACATCAGGTTCAAGTGGAACATCAGGTTCATCAGGTTCAAGTGGTTCATCAGGAACTAGTGGGACTTCAGGTCTTAACGGAGTTTCAAATGTGATATTTGACTATCAGGCGAAGACTACCATTTTTTCGGGAAACCCTGGAAATGGATACATTACTTGGGATAATTCAACACAAATAAATTCATCAAAAATACAGATAAGTAATGTTGATGGAACGGGTAACAACATAAATGTATTTTTGAATTTCTTACTACAAGATTCGATTCTAATTATTCAAGATAAAACTGATAATGAGATATATCAAAAATGGTTACTTGGGTTTCCAACACCTGCCGGTAGTTATTGGGTACTACCCGTTGGTTTAATCGATGGAAGTGCTCAATTTATAAATAATAGTGAAATTTTATTTATAATTGCCGCACAACCATCAGGCACTTCAGGTTCAAGTGGTTCGTCAGGTTCAAGTGGTTCGTCAGGTTCAAGTGGTTCGTCAGGTACTTCAGGTACACGTGGTTCATCAGGAACTAGTGGGACTTCAGGAACTAGTGGTTCATCAGGAACTAGTGGTTCATCAGGAACTAGTGGGACTTCAGGTACTTCAGGTGATAGTAATGCGAGAATTCAAACTTGGGGTTTATCAAATTCTTACGTATCAGGAACTACTGTAACTAATAACGGTATAATTTATAGAGCAAATAATAATATATCCTCAGGTACAACTTTTAGTCTTGGTACAACAGGTGCTACTTGGACACAATTGGCCGCCGATGCTAATGCGACATACTCAAGTGGTAAGACTTATAGTCAAGGTACTTTGGTGGTAAATAATAATGGTATAATTTACCAAGCGAATAATAATATATCTTCAGGTACAACTTTTAGTGTTGGGACAACAGGAAGTACTTGGAATCAAATTAGTGGACTTCCAAGTCAAGTATTTAACTTACCGGGTAGTACGACAGTTACTTGGGTACTTTTAGGAACATGGGATACAGTACAACGAGGCGCTACTTTATATTCAAGAATAGTATCACATGCCGGATATAATGCTCAAGTTAATCAAAACCAAGTTACAGAACTTTACTTCAAAACATCTAATGGTATTAGTTCCCAACCAGGAGTAACAGGAGGTAATTTCTTTGGGGACGCATTAGCATACACAAACCGAGCATTAGGTCCAACTTTCACTACCCCGGAAACAATTAGAATAGTTCAAATAAGTAATACTCAATACCAAGTTTATGGATTCTTTAATGCAGGTTTTATTGATAACTCAACTTACCACATTCAAGTAACTAGTGGTACTACTTGGACTCATAGTGGAACAACCGTTAGTGCACCTACAGGGACTTTCATTAATGTTACTCCAAATGCGGGAACAACACCACCAGTAAGAGAATATAGAAGAAGTCAAGTAGGTGGATTTGGAGCTAATACTACACAGATAGTAGAGTGGGACATTACAGATACAAACAGTATCCAAAATCTTACACAAGCAGGTGGAGTATTTACAAATACAGCTAACTATACAAGAACATTTACTTTTGATTATCAGTCAGCAGTAAATTCATCTACAACTCTAACTGAACATACTATATGGCTTTCTAGAAATGGAACTCCTACTAGTACAAATAGAATAGCATCAAGTACTCAAAATCCTATAAATAATACAAATGCACTACAAAGATTATCATGTACATTCACACTAGCCCCAAATGACACTATTAGATGTTATGTGTATGTAAATACAACTGCTGGAAACTGGACTGTAAGTCCATTTATATTTGGTGTTCAAGATAACTATTCAACAAGATTAAACATAACAGAAATTTAATAAAAAAAAATATGAAAATAGATAGTCCAAATGCAATAGGAATAAGTACAGGTTTCGGTATCCCAACAGGTGGAACCGCAAACCAAGTATTATCAAAAATTAATGGTGATAATTATAATACTATATGGAAGGATGCTAGTAGTCCAACTACACCATTTACCGCGTCTACCAACATTACAAGAGGATACGCGGTTAGATTAAGAGACAACGGTACCATTATTGCGACGAATACAATTAGTGGTGAAACATTCCCAATTATCGGTATTGCTCAACAATCGGGAACCACTGGTAGTACGGTTCAAGTTGCCGTAGAAAGTAGTATATCTGAAGTTCACACGGGTTTATTACCGGGATATAACTACTATTCAGATGCCAATGGTTTAATAACAACAACGGGTGACACTTATGTCGGAGTGGCATTATCTTCAACTCAAATAAATGTTTCGTTTAGTAATCCGGGAGGTATCACAACACCATCATTATCTGTAATTGATAATACAATCACTAATCCTGATGATATTACAACTCCGGGTCGTTATATTGTTCCTGTTTCGGGTAATACCGGAGTATTTGTTGGTGAGGCGAATGACTACGCTGATTATGACGGGTCTTCATTTACATTCTCAATACCTGAAAATGGCGATAAGGCGTTGATAACAACAGGCCCAAATGCGGGTAATGTTTATTTATTCACATCGGGAGCGACTTCGGGATGGACTTTATCATCACAATCAACAACATTACCAACATCAAATTGGGTGTTAGGTGTTTCATATAAACAAAATGATTTAGTTATTTACCAAAATGTTCTTTATCAGGCAAATGGTAATATCCCTGCTAATACGGCGTTTGTTATAGGGACAAGTGGTTTAACTTGGAAACAAATTGGTTATGGAAATGTTATTCCGGAATATGGTTCAGTTTATCCGACTTCAGGTTCAACAAGAGGGGGTGCTGGCGCTACTTCATACGCGGATTTACCGGGTTCAACATTAAATATACCATCGGCAGGAACATATAGGATTTATTACAATATGAGTGTTACTAATGGCGATGCTGGAGGTAATACATCATTCGTTATCACAGATTCAAGTAATACGATTTATAATGGTAGTGCGGGTAATACAAAAGAAGCCGCCGCTTCAACAGTTGCGGTAATGGCAACACAGGAAATTTTTGTAACTTTTACTGGTCCAGCCTCAATAAAAATGAGATGGAAAACAAATGGTACGGGAACATCAACTTTAGTTAATAATAATACGGCTTCAAACTCTGTATTTGGATATGAAAAAATATCAGGATTTTTACCTTCAACAGGGTCAATCAGTACTAGTCGTAGCGCGACTTTATCTGCCACAATACCCGGTGGAGGTACTGTTGGTACAGATATTACAGGGGTAGCTTTTAGTGTTGGAAACATCCCTTTAAGTAATTCAGGTGTATGGACTTTAACCGCAGGTGTAACTTATCAAATAGAATGTTCAGTTGTTTATGATGCGGGTGGGACTAATCAATTTCAAGGGGATACTTTTATTCAATTTGTAGATGCTACAACAAATACCCCATTACCAAATCAAAATGGTGCCTCAACAATCACCCCATTTTTCACAACCAGAGGTCTTGCTAGAAATGGTTATTGTATCTTTCAATACACACCATCTACCAATCAAACAATTAAATTAAGGGCTACTTTTCAAAATAATGCTGGGTTTCTAACCGCTCAAACATTTATAAATCAACTAGGAACAACAAATGTATCTCAATTTTTGGGAGCTATTTCAAATTCTTGGTCAAATAGTAATACATATCCTTCGGGAGCGTTAGTGGTGAATAACGGAATACTTTATCAGGCGAATAATACAATCTTGGCAGGAACAGGATTTAATATAGGAACAACGGGTAATACTTGGAGAGCGATTGATGCGGTTCCATCAGGAGGAACGACAGGTCAGGTGTTGAGAAAAGTTAATAATACTAATTACAACACAGAATGGGCGACACCAGGTGTCCCATTATGGGAATTTCCTGGTGGAGGTCCTACAATAGGTGGGACAACCACCGCTCCAACTATTGGAGGGACTGTTTTTAGAAATGAACAATTTTACCGACAAGTAGGGCCTAGAGCGTGGGAAGTATCTTTAGCATTAGATAAGGATGCTGGTGGAAATGCTGGAAATGGTGATTATTTATTCTCACTTCCGGCAGCATGTCCCGACTTTCAAAATTTTGGAATACAACCATTTTGGACTTTAGATGTGGCGTCTAATGCCGCACGACTTCAAAGATACGCTATAGCAAATTCATATGGTTCAATACATCATAATATTACACCAAGTACCACAGTACAGATTATTGCATATGATGCTCGTAGATATAGAGTTTTAATTCACGATGAAGGTGCTGCAATTAGATGTATGGGTAGTGCTTGGTTTGAAATGGATAAAAGTTTAGGTCTTATGCTCCAATTTCAATATCAGAGTGTATAATAAAAACAATATAATAAAAAACAAATTCAATCAACTAGACTATTTATAATAAAAAATAAAATATGGCTTGTAGTAAATATACTTTAACAAATACAGGAACAACATCAGTGAATTTTAATTATCAAAGATGTGATGACCTTATGTGGGAATATCAAGTAAATCTTGACCCAAGTGAAACTAAAAATATTTGGGTAATAAATGGTAGTTATTCAATTGCACAATTATTTCAATCAAATATTTCGTTGGTTAATAATGGAACATTCCCATTTGAACCAACACCGACACCAAGTGTTACACCAACGAATACACCGACACCAAGTGTTACACCAACAAATACACCAACACCAAGTGTTACCACGACGAGTACACCGACACCGACCCCAACACCTTAAATACCTCAGGTTGTTTATACACTTAATTTAAGTGTTACACAACCTAGTGATGTTGTTTATTAAGAAATACAATGTATTAACCCAATCGGAGCTTTCTATTTGTCTGATGGAACCAGGTATATTCAAACAGATATTAATGGAGAAGTAATCGCGGTAGCGGGATTCTGTTAATCGAAATACTCAATAATATTATAAAACCCTTCACTTTTGTGGAGGGTTTTTGTTTTTGGTTATATTTATTATAAAAGAAAAAAATATGGCTTGTAGTAAATATTCATTAACAAATACCGGTACCACCGCAGTAAATTTTAATTACCAAAGATGTGATGATTTTATGTGGGAATACCAAGTAAATCTTAATCCAAATGAAACTAAAAATATTTGGGTTGTTGATGGTACATATTCTATCGCTCAATTATTTCAATCAAGTGTATCGGTAATTAACTATGGTTCATTTCCATTGGCTCCGACCCCTACCCCGTCGAACACACCAACGAATACTCCAACACCAAGTGTTACACCAACGAATACTCTAACCCCTACAATAACACCAACCAATACACCAACATCAACGAATACACCAACACCAAGTATTACACCAACAAATACTCCAACCCCTACAATAACCCCTACACCTACAACAACTCCAGTTACTCCTACACCTACTTCTACAAACACACCTACACCTACAATAACCCCAACTCAAGGTGTTCCATCGGTATTTAACGCGACAATAACTGAAGTGGGTTCAAATGTTGTAATGTCGGGAACAGGAACCTTTAATATAAACGATTTAACGTCAACCTTTAATTTTGGAGGTACCCAATCATTGATTACCCCAAATGTGGGACAACTAACCATAGGTGCGGCAGCCTCAAATATAACACAATATAGTGGTGCAACATTATCCGGACCACTTAATTTTGGAAGTGGTGGTAGTTCAACTGCTGATTCAGGAACTGGTGGTATGTTTGGTGTATCACCTTTAGCAGGAGTAAGAACAATATTAATTCCAACTGGTTATGTATCCGGAACAAATATCAGTGGAACCGCAACATATTTGAATGAAACTTTATCTAGTTTGGGATTAACAACCGGAACATATAGTTGGACTTGGGGAACCGGAAATAATCAAGGTGAGTTTAATCTTCAAATAGGAATACAACCTACTCCTACCCCAACACCTACCCCAACAATAACTGAAACTCCAACAAATACACCAACACCAACGAATACTGAAACTCCTACAAATACACCGACTCCTACCGAAACACCAACCAATACACCAACCAATACCGTAACACCGACAATAACACCGACTAATACTGTAACACCAACAATAACACCGACACCAGTTGGACCAGGTTCTATGGCGTCTAGTGGTGATTTAATAATGTCCCCAGGGGTTATTGTTGATTCAAATGACTTCTCAATTGAATTTTGGTTTAAAACATCAAACAATCCTTCAACTTTAGAACCAATTTTAGGTTCAACAACATCAGGTGATGACTCATTAGGAATTATATTAGATTCAAATTCTCTTAATGTGATACTTAATAACATATCAGCACCATCAATTACATATCAATTACCGACCACTTTAGTTCCTGATACTTGGACATATTTTGCAATATCAAGACAAGGTGGTGTTGAAAGTGTTTGGATGGATGGTACTGCAAGTACTAATAACCTACAATCCGATACTAGAGATTATACAGGTACAACTGATTTAATATTTAACACCCAAGGTATTAATATATCAAACGCCAAATTAACAAATCTTAAAGTTAATGTAGGTAGAACATATTTAAATCCTACCAACCCAACAATACCTAGACCTACTACAAGTTTAACCGCAGACTCTGAAACCGTATTATTAATGAATTGTATTGATGCGGCGTCAGTATTTACCGATTCATCAGGAACTCAAACTTCAATTACGGTAAACACCACACCTGTGGTATATTCTATTGATTCTCCATATTAAAACTTATATAAAAATAATAATGTTACAACCCTTCACCTTTGTGGAGGGTTTTTTATTTTTATATATAAAATACACAAAATGAAAATATTTGTTCAAATAGCATCTTACCGAGACCCTCAATTAGTTCCAACAATTAAAGATATGTTGGCAAACGCAAAAAAACCAAAAAACCTTGTGTTAGGTATTGCAAGACAATTTAGTCCTGAAGATGGATTTGATAATTTAGATGAATTCAGACAAGATAAAAGATTTAAGATTTTAGATATTCCTTATCAAGACGCCAAAGGTGTTTGTTGGGCAAGACATCAAGTTCAACAATTATATGGTGGTGAGGAATATACTCTACAGATAGATTCTCATATGAGATTTGTTAAAGATTGGGACGATATCCTAATCAAGATGATTAAAGGATTACAAAAAGATGGTCATAAGAAACCTTTACTTACAGGTTATGTCCCTTCTTTTGACCCTGAAAATGACCCGGCAGGTAGAGCCCAAGATGCTTGGAGAATGTCTTTTGATAGATTTATTCCTGAGGGCGCGGTGTTCTTCTTACCTGAAACAATTCCGGGATGGAGAGAATTAAAAAAACCGGTAACCGCAAGATTTTATTCCGCACACTTCTGTTTTACTTTAGGTCAATTTTCACATGAAGTTCAACATAATCCTGAATATTACTTCCACGGAGAAGAAATTTCTATTGCGGCTCGAGCTTACACTTGGGGGTATGATTTATTCCACCCACACATTCCTGTTGTTTATCACGAATATACTCGTAAAGGAAGAACAAAACAATGGGATGATGACCGAACTTGGGGTGAAAAAAATAGTCATTCGCATTTAACAAATAGAAAGTTATTTGGTATGGATGGTGAAAAACAAGAAGGTCATGACGGGCCTTATGGATTCGGGCCGGTTAGAACCTTAACCGATTATGAAAAATATGCCGGAATTCTTTTTGAAAAACGAGCAATTGACAAATATACTTTAGATAAAAATTATCCACCAAATCCATATAATTTTGAAACGGAACAAGAATGGAGAGATAGTTTCTGTATGATGTTTAAACATTGTATTGATATTGGATATTCCCAAGTACCTGAAACGGATTATGATTTTTGGGTTGTTGCGTTCCATGGTAAAGACGATAAAACATTATATCGTAAAGATGCGGATAAAAATGAAATTGCGGGATTTATGAGAGACCCGGATAAGTATTGTAAAGTTTGGAGAGAATTTCAAACTGATGAAATACCAACACACTGGGTTGTATGGCCTCATTCGGAGTCAAAAGGATGGTGTGAAAGAATAACAGGACAATTAACACATAATCACGTAAGTTAAAATGGTTGAGATAAATAATGTTAAAATTGCGGACATTGGATTTTATATAAATCTTGATAGACGTGAAGATAGGAAAGTTAAATTAGAGACACAATTAAAAGATTTTAATATAACCGGTGTTGAAAGACATTCCGCGTTTTCAGAATACGAATCAAACACATTAAATTGTAAAAGAAGTCACCTTCAATTGATGGAAAAATTGTTAGAGACGGATTTTGAAACCTTACTAATATTAGAAGACGATTGTTTATTTTTGGATGTACTAAAAGAAAAAAGTGATGAAATTTTCAATGATATCAATAATACCGAATGGGATGTTTTTTGGTTAGGTTGTAGAAATCGACGAGACCCAATTAAAGATAAGAATAATTGTTTTCAAGTATCATCGGTATCATACGCACAATCATATTTAATTAAACGTGATTTTTGTAAATTTATTATTGATAATTTTAGTGAAACTAATTTTTTTGGACAACCAGTTACACCTGATGAATTATTGTCGTTAGCCCCATACGGTGTTGATGTGGTAATTCACCCTGATAAATACGATTATTATAATTTAGACCAACCATTAGATGTTTTACCTACTATATATAAAGCGATGTGTTATAAATATGGATTAACAACCCAATACTCGTCATATAGTGATTTATGGTTCTTTGATGTGAATTATGAAGAATATATTAAACAAGGATTTCCAATCGAAAAATAAAATGAAATTAGTTTCAATTACTTGGTCTTACGAACCTCAATTTGATTATAAAAATACGATATTATATAAATCATTCATCAAAAATAATGTTGAAGGTGACTTTATCAACGTACATTTTAATAGACATGATTATATAGACCTTGAGAAAGAGTTTGAAAGTCGTTACTCATATCAGTTTGAATTTATTTTATATAAAATATTCTTATTAAAGGATAAATTAAAAATGGTTGATGACGATGTTATCGTATATTGTGATACCAATGATGTTGTTTGTTTAGATAATATTAACAACCTAAAATATACTGATGGTATTATTTTTTCATCGGAGATGAATAAATATCCTAATGATAATTCTTCTTGGAGTCCTGTATCGTCATATTCGGAATGGAATTTAAAGAATAGTTTTTACTTAAATTCAGGTCTAATTGTTACCACAAAAGAATTGTATCTTAATTTATTGGAAACCGTAATAGATAATGTCTTACCTCTAAATTATAAAAATTTTGGCGGCGACCAAGGAATATACACATATTACTACATCAACAATTTAATTCCAAAAATTAAGTTAGACGAAACTTGTAATCATTTTTTAAGTACTTATTTAACATCAAGAAGTTGGTTTGAAAATGAAAATGGTAGGTTAAGACACAAAATAACAAACACCTTACCAATGTTTGTACACGATAATGGATGGAATTACGGAAGTCCAAGAATTATAGAAGGATTTAATTTAATATAGTTATGAGTGAAATAGAAAATAAATTAAGAAGTTTATCGAATATGGCGGTAATTCCCAGTAGCCATAGTTTATACTTAAAAAAAATAAAAGAAGAATATAATTTTGAACCGGAAGTAATTTATGATATTGGTTCCTGTGTACTACACTGGACTAAAGAAGCTTCAAAGATTTGGGAAAATTCGACCTTTTATCTTTTTGATGGAATGGATTCAGTTGGATTTTTATATGATGAATCGGGGTATGAATATCATTTAGGAGTGTTAAGTGATATTGATAACAAAGAGTTGATATTTTACCAAAGTAATGAAAGTCCCGGAGGTAATTCATACTATAAAGAAGATAGTTGGGCGACTGAAATATATTATGGAGAAAACAGCGAGCGAAAAGTTATTACAACAACGGTAGACACTGTTGTTAAACATAAAAAATTTAAGTTACCTGACTTAATTAAAATTGATGTCCAAGGGTGTGAGGTTGATATATTAAAGGGTATGTCTGAAACCTTAAAAACTTGTAAACATCTAATTGTTGAATTACAACATAGTCAATATAATATTGGAGCACCATTAAATGTTGAATCAATTAGTTTTATAGAATCTTTGGGTTTTGAATTAGTAACTGGTTTATTTACTAATAATGGACCTGATGGTGATTACCACTTTATTAAAAAAACAAATGTATGAAAAAACACGCAGTAATTACAACATATTATTGTTATGGTTGTGAAAAACCATCACAAGAAAATTTAAAAGAAAAATTTAATTTTGATGGTGACGTTAATGACATTTACGTTAATTTTTCAAACGAATTTGACCCATTTCATATGGAATCTATACCAAATGTTGGAGTTACAAGACGTAGAGACTTGGTTTACGGAAAAATATTTCTTTTACGAAAATTTATTGAGGAGAATATTTTAGGGAAATATGAATATCTTTCACATATTGATTATAGTGATACTAAATTTAGTAGAAGTTCTAATGATATGATTACCAAATTTATTGATGAGGGTAAAGATATTACAGTCTCAACTGAAAAAAATTGTTGGCCGTATTTAGACGCTGTTTCCAAATGGATGGGTGAATCACTTGACAATAAAGAGTTTTTCTATTTAAACTCAGGAGCAATAATATCCAAGACAAACACTTTTTATGAAATAATTAAAGAGTTAGAAGAAATTTGTTTGAATGTTGATTTGGATTTTTGGGACGACCAAGGAGTTTGGCAATATTACCACTTAAAAATAAAAGAACTAAATAAAGATTCAAATTGTGAGTATTTTTTCTCAACCGCGTTGTTAGATGAATCTTATTACACTATTGAAAATAAAATTATAAAAACTAAATTTAACACCGAACCGTATTTGATACACGATAATTCAAGTTTTTCGTTAAACTTAATAAAAAAAATATAATATGAATATTACAGGATTTTTTGTCTATAGAAATTTAACAACAATGCAACACATTTCAGTTGAAGAAAAATTTACAAAATTAATTACAGAATTAAAACCGGTCAAGGTTTTGGAGATTGGAACATCATCGGGAGGATTAACTTTATTGTTGAGAGATATATTAGATAATAATGGTTTGGAAACAACAAGACTGGTTAGTTATGATGTTAATGACCCGAAATATTTGAGACATTATGTTAATGAAGGTTCTAAAATTGAATTAAAAGTTGAAAATATCTTCAACCACCAATACGATAAGTTAGAAAACGGTCAAGAAGTTATTGATATTATTACATCCGAAGGAGTTACATTAGTATTATGTGATGGCGGTAATAAAAAGAATGAGTTTAGAATATTATCTGACTATCTAAAAGTTGGTGATGTGATTATGGCTCACGATTACGCCTCTGATGAAACATACTTCCAAGAACATATTAATAATAAAATTTGGAATTGGTTGGAAATTCAAGACAGTGATATTAATGAATCTTGTGAAAGAAATAATTTATTTCCACATATGGAAGAGGATTTTAAAGAAGTTGTTTGGGCTTGTAAAATTAAACAATAAATAATTTATATGAATACGGATATTACTATTGTTACCGGTCTTTGGGATTTAGGTCGAGAACATTTGAACTCTTGGGCAAAAAGAGATTTTAATTACTATAAAGAACGTTTTTTTGAAATGTTAGAGGTAGATGTTCAAATGTGTATTTGGATACCATCCGAATTAAAATCTGAAGTTGAAAAAATTCGTGCGGATAAACCAACACGAATTTTCATTAAAGAAGTAAGTGATTTTGAAACTTGGAACCCTTTCTTTAGTAAGATTCAAGAAATTAGAAAAAATGAGAATTGGTTATCTCAAGCCGGATGGTTACGAGAATCCCCTCAAGCGGCATTAGAATCGTATAACGCAATGATGTTTACCAAAATGTTTATGTTAAATGATTCGGCAATTACTAATCCATTTAATAGTAAGTATTTCTATTGGATAGACGGTGGATTAACAAATACCGTAAATAAAGGGTACTTCCAAAAAGATTTAGTTTTAAATAATTTAGGTAATTTTATGTCTCAAAAAGATATAAAATATGTTCATTTAGCATATCCATATGAAGGTAATACTGAAATACATGGATTTGAAAGAACGGCAATGGCAAAATATTGTAATACTGAGTATGTTGGTTATGTTTGTCGTGGAGGTTTTTTTGGTGGAGAAAAAGATGTAATACATCAACTTAATACATTGTATTATTCTATTATGGAAAATACTTTAAAAAGTGGTTATATGGGGGCTGATGAATGTTTTTTCACAATATTAACGCACACCTACCCAAATTTAATTTACAAGTACGATATTGAAGGTAATGGTCTTGTTTGGCCGTTTTTTGAGGAACTTAAACGATATAATGAAGAGTTTGTTAAGATAAATAAATCATCAAAAACAAGTATTGATAATGTGGGTCTTTATGTGATAACATTTAATAGTCCAAACCAATTTGAAACCTTAGTTAAGTCAATGTTGGAATATGATAAGGACTTTATTCTTAAACCAAAAAAGTTTTTACTTGATAATTCAACTGATTTAACAACAACACCAAGATACCAAGAACTTTGTGAAGAATATGGTTTTGAACACATTAAAAAAGATAATTTAGGAATTGTTGGGGGTAGAGTGTTTGTTGCAGAACATTTTAACGAAACTGATTTAGATTTTTATTATTGGTTCGAAGATGATATGAATTTATATCCAAAAAAAGGTGAAGTATGTCGAAATGGGTTTAATCGATATGTTGATAATCTTTATCAGAAATCATTAGAAATTATTAAAAAAGAAAATTTTGATTTTTTAAAATTATCTTTTAGTGAATTCTACGGTTCGAACGATATTCAATTTTCATGGTATAATCTACCTCAAGACAAGAGAAGAGAACTTTTCCCTGAAAAACCTACTTTACCCATTCAAGGTTTAGACCCAAATGCACCAAGAACTAAATTTAAAAACATTCAAACTCATAAAGGGTTACCGTATATTAATGGTGAAATCTATTTGTGTAATTGGCCAATTGTATTAACAAAAGAAGGTAATTATAAGTGTTATTTAGAAACTAAATGGGCCCATCCTTATGAACAAACCCTCATGTCATATTCTTACCAAGAAACAGTAAAAGGTAATATAAACCCTGGATTGTTATTATTAACACCAATAGAACACCACCGATATGAATTTTATTCTGCAGAATTAAGAAAAGAATCTTAATTTAATATTTTACAACCTTTATTCAAATTATCTTCAGCCCATAGTGGTTGAAGATTTGTATAATGACAAAGTTTATAAATTTCTTCTTCGGTTTTTGCTGATGATAGTGGAATGATGTGGTCAATGTGCCATTTACCCTGATTATCCCAAGACATTCCTTCCGTGAATTGTTGTTCTAAATGTTCTTTAAGAAATTCGGGAGTACAACCAACGATATCAAATGTTTTATTGGTTTTTGTTATATTTTTTGATTTGAGAAACTTATTAACTCTACCTCTAACCATTATCGTTAATTTGTAATTAATGTCTAATTTTCTTCGTTTTTTAGAATAATCTGTATGATAATTTGGATTTTTTTCCTTAAATTTTATCTTTTTTTCTTTAATTTTTAATTGATTATTTAATCTGTATTCTATGAAGTAAAGTTTTATTTTTTCTTTATTTTTAATTCTATAGATTTTACATCTATCCTTAATTTTTTCACGATTATTGGTATAGTGATGTTTGCTCCAATTACTAATAGTTTGTTTATTTTTTTCGTAATAATTTAATTGGGTTTCTTTAATTTTTTCAATGTTATCAATATAATACTTTTTGTTATATTCTTTCACATAATCGTTATTATTGGTTTTCCATTTCTGATGACGTATTTTATCTTTTTCAAATGTTTTTTTTCTATTTTTTCTACGACATTCTTTACATGAAGATTGTACCCCCAATTTACTTCTCGAACATTTATTAAAATCACATAAATTTTTTTCTTCTTTACATTTACTACAAATCTTTTTTTCCATAATACTCTTTTAATAATTTTTCAATCAGTCCTGATTTATTTATTATTTCATCCTCCATTCGTTTAAATAATTTAGGGTCTAAACTAATTGCGAATTTAACTTTTTTTTCTTCTTCTTTTTTTCTTGGTTTCATATAATATAAATATCTTGTAAAGTATGAAAAGTCATACCAAATAATAATAATTAAATATTTTCAGTAAGTCAAGTATTTATAATAAAAACAAATTAAATGGAGTTTTATATCAAGGAACGAGCAACCTTACCCGTTTTGAAAATGATGGTCGTAAAGGACGGTCGAGCAGGGTATCAACAATTGATGCAAGATTTAGAAGTATCTACAATCTTCTTTACAATGATTGATGTTGAAACCGGTGTTCCAAAAATAGTTTCAGCACCTTGTGGGATTGTTCCTTTAATATTACCTGAAGGTTCTCCTCCTGAATATTATGTTTATTTCCAATTCAGTTCAAGAGATACAAATACACCCGGAAGGTATATTGGGGAATTTCTTATAAAGAACGACGAGGGAAATTTAATACTACCAATCAGAGAAAAATTATACATCAATATCCAACCAAGTTTTATTTCGGAAACAGCTTGTTGCTAGTTTGATTACTAAAAATTTTATTTTATATTTAGAGAGAAAGGTAAATTTCACGATGGTGTGAAAGCTAATGAACCACTCAAAATTATAAAATATGATATCAAACGAAGAAATAGAAGCATTCTTACATGGTAACGACCCTGAAGAATTTATTGTAGCAATTGAATACGATTATCGTGAAAATTGTATATACAAAATCAAGGAGATACCTGGAAAAGGAAAAGAAATCCGTAAAGACACATTTACCCCATTCGCTTGGGTTGGAGATTTGCGTGGAATTAAATTCTACAATGACTCCAAAGGTGCTCAGAAAGAAGCAATGACCAAACATGGTATTGTTATAGAAAAATTACAAACACAAGGTAATGAAAGATTAGAAAAAGGATTAACATATATCGTTAAATCTCTTAAAGGATACCGAGAACTCATTCAATTTTTTAGAGAGGGTGGTTGTGACCCGTGGGGAGAAAAGACCAAAGATAGGGTTATGATTTTACCTCCGGTGGAACAATACTTAATCTCCAAAGAGAAAAGACTTTTCAAAGGATTTGAGAACTACGATGAGGTTACCCGTCTTGTATTCGACTTAGAGACGACCGCTCTTGAACCAAAGGATGGTCGTATATTTATGATTGGAATCAAAACCAATAAAGGATACCACAAAGTTATTGAATGTATGGATGAGGCGGAAGAAAAGAACGCCATCATTGAATTCTTTAAGGTCATCAACGAACTCAAACCAAGTATCATTGGAGGATATAATTCAGCAAACTTCGACTGGCATTGGATATTTGAAAGATGTAATATCTTGGGAATTGACCCCAAGAAAATATGTAGGTCATTACACCCCGACCATTCATTTACAAGAAAAGATGGTATGTTGAAATTAGCAAATGAGGTTGAGAATTTTACTCAAACTTCAATTTGGGGTTACAATGTTATCGATATTATCCATGCGGTTCGTAGGGCTCAAGCAATCAACTCAAGTATCAAGGCTGCAGGTTTGAAGTATATTACCAAATACATCAATGCCGAATCACCAAGTCGGGTTTATATTGACCACTTGGATATTGGGCCATTCTATGTAAAAAAAGAAGAGTATTGGTTAAACACCCAAAATGGTAATTACCGAAAAGTAGGACAAGACCCAAAGATTGATGAGATATGTGAAGGTAGAAAAGATGTTTATGTTAAGACAACCGGAGACAACCTTGTGGAGAGATATCTCGACGATGACTTGGATGAAACCTTAAAAGTTGACCAAGAGTTTAATCAAGGTTCATTCTTACTTGCGGCGATGATTCCAACAACCTATGAGAGAGTTTCTACTATGGGAACTGCCACACTTTGGAAGATGTTGATGTTGGCTTGGTCTTATAAACATGGATTGGCTATCCCGGCGAAACAAGGTAAAACAGACTTCGTGGGAGGTCTTTCAAGATTACTTAAAGTGGGATACTCCAAGGATGTTCTTAAACTTGACTTCTCGTCTCTATATCCATCAATTCAGTTGGTTCACGATGTGTTTCCTGATTGTGATGTTACTGGTGCGATGAAAGGAATGTTAACTTATTTCCGTAACACTCGTATTAAATACAAACAACTTGCGGAAGAATATTATGAAACCGATAAGAAGAAATCCGAGTCTTATGGTAACAAGCAATTACCGATTAAGATATTCATTAACTCAATGTTTGGTGCATTATCGGCACCACAGGTATTTGCTTGGGGTGATATGTATATGGGAGAACAAATCACTTGTACTGGTCGACAATATCTTCGTCAAATGATTGTATTCTTTATGACTAAAGGATATGTTCCATTGGTGATGGATACGGACGGTGTGAACTTCTCTACCCCACCTGAAGCAAAAGACCGAGTTTATGTTGGTCGTGGATTAAATTGGAAAGTTAAGTTAGGTAAAGAATATTATGGCCCCGAAGCTGATGTTGCGGAATATAACGATATCTTTATGAGAGGTGAAATGGCGTTAGATACGGATGGTGTTTGGCCGTCTTGTATTAACTTGGCTCGTAAGAACTATGCGGTTATGGACGCTAAAGGTAAAATCAAATTGACGGGTAATAGTATCAAATCTAAAAAATTACCATTGTATATTGAGGCGTTTTTGGATAAGGGTATCAAAATGTTATTGGAGGGTGATGGTAAGTCATTTGTTGAATATTATTATGAGTATCTACAAAAGATTTATGATAAACAAATTCCTTTAAGTAAGATAGCTCAAAGAGCAAAGGTGAAGTTAACTATCGAAGATTATAAAAAACGATTAACAGAGAAGACTAAGGCGGGTAATAGTATGAGTAGAATGGCTCATATGGAATTAGCAATGGCATCGAATTTAAAGGTGAGTTTGGGTGATGTAATAATGTATGTTAATAATGGTGTTAAAGCATCGCACGGAGACGTTCAGAAAAAGGGAGATGGGGTTCAAATAAATTGTTATATGTTAGATAAAGATATTTTGGATAATAATCCTGATTTGACTGGTGATTATAATGTTCCAAGAGCTATCACAACTTTTAATAAGAGAATTGAACCATTATTGGTTTGTTTCAAAGAAGAAGTGAGAAATAACTTAATTGTTAATGAACCGGATAAAAGAGGTATCTTTACCACCGCACAATGTGAATTAATTAATGGCGAACCATTTGAAGAATCAGACCAAGATAGATTAGAGGAAGATGTTTTTAAAATTAGTGATGCTGAAATGTTATATTGGGAAAAAAGAGGTTTGAACCCATACTATATGTATGATTTGGCGGAAGAGGGATGGAAAGAAAAATTATTAGGAACCCTTTAAACCGTCACTCGATAAAATATACCAGTTGCCGGCACAAAATCTAAATTCAATACAAGCATATTTGTCGGCAACCACTTCATCGAATTCTTCATCTATTTTACCCACATCGGGTTTTATTGTGACATCAGTCATTGATTTAACCACGATGTGGTCTGTAGTTGTCGAATCTAATATTATCACAGATTTCAACACATTTCTAACCACTATACAACCTTCACCACTTGTTTTATATTCACTTTCGGATATTACGGCAACCTCAGAGGTTTCAATAAATTCTCCGTTAATTAATCTTTTTGAAGGTATTGTTCTTAAAATTCCCATAAATTAAATTACATATATTTGACGAGGCATTGCTCTAAATTTCATTTGTTTGTTTAAATTTTCAGCAAGTAATGCTTCTTTCTCCATCACTTTCTCAGGTCTTAATCTTGTTAACCAACCTTCAGGACCAGTGAGTTCTTCCATCAACTTTGTTTTTTCATCTTTACCCTCAGTTAATAAACTTGTATAATCCATCGTGATTTCGGAATCAGGTGTTTTTAAATTACCACTATACTTTCCTCTAACTCTACCCAATGTTTCTTTAACGTATGCGGTGAACCATCTTCTAACCCATTGTTTTGCAGGAACATTTAAATCAGACCAAGTTAACTCCTCAAGTGGAACATCTGTCGGTAATTTAATAACGTCAGGATTGTTCTTTAAACAATCTGCTCTACTATCAGGTGTAGTATCATAATACCAATACCATACCGCTTTACCCACATAGTTACTATACTGACTCCAATTAAAGTTATTACCCGGAGCGTTATAAAGTTGTAAATTTTTCTTTCCGTCCGGTAATGCAGTAATTCTATAAGTAAGGGAACCCCCAAGTATTCTATTTAATATATTTGCTTCTTGCATTCTTATCAAATAGTCAAATCCGGACATCATAAAATATGAGCCTTGATATCCCATTTGAGCAAACCCTGCCTCATTCGCTCCTAAACCGACACCACCAAAACCACCAACACCACCAAGTCCAAATGCTGTCCAAGGTTGATTACTAAACCATAATACTTCATTAATTTCACGACCTGCAGGTATTTCATAATCTTGTTTATTTTGTTCAAGTATTATGTAGTCTTTCTTTAATACCCAAGGGCCTTGTGATTGTAGGCCTACGATTTTAGAATATGAATATGAAAATTGTTGTTCAAAATCCATAGTCCTAGTAATTAAAGCATTTGCAACAGACTTTTCAGTCATATTCAAATTAACTAAATTAACCCATTGACTATCGATTAACCAATTCAAAATATATTGTTCGTAATCTTGAATAGATAGTTCCATTAATGAATCCATCATTTCATCTTCAATCTCAACACTTCTAATTGGTGCTCCCAATAAGTGTTTTACTCTTGTATAAATTTTTGACCTTTCCGGTTCTGGAATTACTGACATAAGATTATTTTATCTATAAATATCATGTTAATGTGTAAATTAAATCTTCAGGTGGAAACATATATGTATTAACCCCTAATTCTGTATTTTGGGTTTTTATTACTAAAGTATTTTGTGTATTCGAGAATATCATAAAATCTACTTTATAATTACTAACAGTACTACTAGTTAACACAACAAGTTTACCATCTTCAATAAAAGAAGTTTTATAAGGTTTTATTTGACATTTATATATATTACCACCAATTTTAATAGTACCATCTAACCCTTCGGAAGCATCCGTATCTAAACCAAAACCACTTTCAATTTTGACATTTTCTCGACCAAATTTTTTAGACAATCTGATTTCACTAACTTTTTCAACCTTGTCTCCCTTTATAATACTCTGTCCTAAGTTTGTCATGATTGCTTGAAAAAATGGATTGTTTTCGTCAAATATTTTTGGTGCGTTTTTAACTAAAATATCAATTAATCTTTTAACCCCTACTACTTGTTCTTCAGGAGATTTATCTTTGAGAAATATTTTAGGTTGTCCGCTTTGTTTTAATATTTCGTTAACACTTTTAACAATCATACAAAAAGCTCTATGGTTCCCCGCTAAGTAACTAATATTGTGTCTTTCCCCATCTTTATAAAAACCTTGCATTCTGTTGATTGATAAATCTTTTTTTCTAAATTCTAACCAAGGAACTTTAAATAACGCTTGGTAAATTCCTTTACCATAGATTGACCTTATTTCTTCTCTACTAAGTAGGTTTTGGAAAAATTCGTTATCTTCATCTGTACACATTCTGATATAATCTGAACGACCTTCAAATAAAACAGATTTTTTAATTTCAGATTCAATTAACTTTGTTTTTGTCTTCATCTCATACATCTTGGTAACAAAATCCCAATTAACGACTTTCCAAAAGTTTGTAATGTATTCGTCTCGTTTGTTTTTATATTTTAAGTAATAAGCATGTTCCCATAAGTCCAAACCTAATAAAGGAAATCCCCCACCTTCAATCACATTCATTAATGGATTGTCTTGGTTTGGAGTAGACATAATCTTTAATGTATTTTTGGAAGTTAAAATCAACCATACCCAACCTGAACCAAAACGCTCTTTGGCTTGTTTTTCAAATTCTTTTTTGAAGTTGGTGAATGTTCCCCATTGTTTTGTGATTTTTTTATAAAGTTCTCCTTGTAATTTTGTTGGTTCAGGTGTCAGGAAATTCCAAAACAATGCGTGATTAAATGCACCTCCGGCATTATTTCTAATAGTTTTGTCGAAACGGCTGATTGTTTTAATTATTTTTTCCAAATCTAAATCACCATATTTCTTTTTTGATAAAGCGGCGTTTAGTTTATCCACATATCCTTTATAATGTTTGGAATAATGGATTTCCATTGTTTCTGCATCGATAAACGATTTCAAGGCTGAATAGGCGTAAGGTAATTTTTCTATCCCTATTTTTTTCATTTCAGTTATCAATAACTTGGATTCTTCAACTATGTGGTTTTCGAGAATCTTTTTTTCAAGTTCTTGAATTTTCTTTTCGGTTTTTTTCATATAATTCGATTATTCATTTTATAATAAATAATCTGTAATTTACTATTTTCGCAAATCATTAATTCTTTTTAGGATTTCTTCCGCGGCGTCGGCCTTATTAACCCTGTCACCCATAACGGTCTCAATGACTTGTTTTTTATTATTTAAGATATCATAAATTATTCCTTCAATGCTGTTTTCGAAAATAGGATAGTAAACCAAAACATTATTTTTTTGACCATATCTATAACTTCTATCTTCGGCTTGGGCGTGGTCTGAAGGTAAAAATGATAAATCGTTGAAAATTGCCGCTTCACCGGCAGTTAAGGTAATTCCGGTTCCGGCCGCCTTAATATTACCAACAAAAACTTTAATCTTTTCATTTTCTTGAAATTGGTCGACACTAAATTGTCTTTCGTGTTGAGACATTGACCCATCAAGTTTAACTGCGATTTTTCCAAAGTGTTCCAAAATTTTATTTAAAGAATCCGTAAAGTTACAAAAGATGATAACTTTTTTACCTTGTTCAATAATGTTTTCAGCAATTTCAATTGTTTGATGTATTTTTTCATCTGCAATAATTTGTCTAACTTTTGTTAACTTTGAGAATTGAACGGTTAAAGATTTGGACTCCTCAGGATTTTTATCATACCAATCATAATATTCGCCCATCACATCTTCATACGCTTTGGATTTCAATTTCAAATAAACCGGAGTTATAATTTTATCAGGTAAGTCAAGAACATTTTCTTTCAATCTTCTCAAAATGGTTCCCGATGTTCTTTCCCTTAATTCCTCAAGATTTGACGCACCTGTAATATTCCAAACTTTTCGGTTTCCAACTTTGAATTGATAACCGGCACAATATCTTATTGCATAGGCCATCCAGTTTTTACTAACCGGAGAATCCACCAAACTCAATAAATTAAAATAATCCATCGGTCTTGAAGTCATTGGTGTACCAGTTAATAACCACAATCTTTCAGTGTTTTTAACAAGGTCATTAATAAGTTTTGTTCTTTGAGCGGTTGCGTTTTTAATATAATGGGCTTCATCTACAATAACCAAATCAAATTTGGAATTAAGAATTAACGACTCCTCTTTATTTTTTGGGTCATGGAAATTTTTTATAATGTCATAATTTGCAATAACAAAATCGTGTTCCGTTGAGAAATTTTTACTTTCAGCAATAAAAATTGACCTGTCAGAATAATTTTCAATTTCTCGTTTCCAGTTAATTTTCAATGTTGCCGGACAAATAATCAATATTTTTTTAGACCCACTTTCTAACGCCCCAATGATTGTTGAGGTTGTTTTACCCAAACCCATATCATCTGCCAATATAAACTTTTTGTTTTCAAGTAATTTTTGGATTGCTTCTTTTTGGTGTTCCAATGGAGGTCTATGAGAATATTTTGAATAATCAACAACAACATTTTGAACTGAATTATCTTTAATGATGGCTCCTTTCGGTAACCAAAAATCGGACAATTCTTCATTTTCAAAAACTTTACCCCAAATGTGATAAGATTTTTCTTTATCTGCCAACAACTTCTCAACCCAAACTTTTTGAGGAATTTCGGTGTATAATTTATCGTCGGCAAGTTTTTGGGCGAAATAAGAATCTAATATTACCCATTTTTTTGCAATCTTTGGTTGTTTATCGTGAAATGAAATGACATACTCCGATTGACTCCTTGTAGGGTAAAATTTCTTATTTACTTGAGATTTTCTTTTTAATCCTAATATATAATTATTACCACCCTCATAGGTTTCAAGAATAGTCATTGCTTTTGTTTCCAAACTTATATCCATTCGTTAAGTAAAGTTTGTATTAAATATAAACAAAATTAAAGTATTTATCAATATATGAAAATGTCACAAGAAAATTTAGAAAACGCAATTAGAAAAATGTTATCGGTAATCAAACCAAAAGAAGTATCATTTGTTGATTTTGATTTAACACCAATAGATAAAGATGAGTATTATATGTCAGTTACTTATATTCTTCCTGACGACAGTCCGTTATTAAAAGTAAAAGGAAATCCAAGAATATATGATAATTTAAGGATGGAATGGAATGAAGAAGTTAAGAAAAACCTTAAAAATTTTTTAAATGCGAAAGTAGTAATAACTTCAACAGGATTAAGTTCTGAATCTTGGTATAAACAACAATTAAATAGATAGTAATATGCAAAATAATTTAGTACCAATAACAAGGTTAGGAAAATTTTTTGGAGGTGAAGATTATTCGTTGGAAATTGAAATGGGAAAAGAATGGTTAGAAGGAGATATGAATTTTACCGTTGTACTATATCGTATTGATAGATATAAAACGAAGACCGATAATGTTTATGGTGAAGTATTAGAAGATGGAATTCAATTTTTACCACCCGTTGAACTGAAAGGTATGGTTCAAGTAATGGCACCAACATCTAAATTTATTGGTACTTCAAGAGTGGAACAGAAAGAACCTGGAAATATGAAATTCTCAATCTATCAAAAAACTTTGGATGACGTGGGAGTTGAAATATTCTTGGGTGATTATATTGGGTATTATGAATCTGAAGACCGAGTTAGATATTATGTTGTAAGTGATGACGGATATGTTAAGTCGGATAATAAACATACCTACGGTGGCTATCGTCCATTTTATCGTACCATAACCGCAACCTGGGTTTCGGAAGATGAATTTAAAGGTATTTAAGAAATATGGCATTACCAAAAAAACTAGTTAAACCTACTTTACCATTAGTCCCACGAAAAGAATTATCTGCTCGTAGACAAGAATTATTGGAATACATTAAAGAAGATGGGACTTATTTACCCAAATCGGTGTTACACGCGGATTTGGATAGAGGTATGTTGGATTTTGTTAAAAATGAATTGAAGGTTGTTACCGCAGGAGAAATAGTTCCAATGGTAGATATTATTATTACCACTCAAAACTGGTCTCAATATGTTGAAACCTATAAATTCACAGATTTAGATTATAATCCAAATCCACCATTTATAACGGTCGTTAGAAGTCCCGAAGTTAAATACGGGTCAAACCCTGCTTTAAAATACAACATACCAAATAGAAAACAATTTTATTACGCATCGGTTCCGACTTGGAATGGTAATGAACAAGGTATGGATATCTATACAATACCACAACCTGTCCCTGTCGATATCAAGTATAGTGTTAAAATTATTTGTAACAGAATGAGAGAATTAAATCAATTGAATAAGATTGTAATGCAAACATTCGCGTCACGACAAGCATATACGTTTATTAAAGGACAATATGTTCCGATAATATTGGATAATGTTTCCGATGAATCTCAAATGACAATGGATGCCAGAAAATATTACGTTCAAAATTATGACTTTACTATGTTAGGTTATTTAATTGATGAGGAAGAATTTGAGGTTAAACCCGCAATTCAAAGAGTATCTCAAATAATTGAAGCGGATACTTCAACAAGAAGACAAAGAAGAAATAGATTTCCGAAAAATCCGGATACCTTTAACTTTGATTTCTTATTTATAACAGGCAATACTACTTTGGTGGATAGAATTGATTTTAGAGCTAATATGACATTCGTAAATTCAGATAATGTGGATACTTTTGATGTGTATATAAACGATAATTATTTTGGTAGTGATACTCAAACAATACAAATTACAACCAACGACATTTTAAGAATTGAAATAACTAAAATTAATAATAGTCAAGAAGCTTTAATTGTCTTTGAAAATAAATTGGTTTAATCTTCACCATAGATATCTTTCTTCTCTTTACAGTTTTCCATTATCAAATTTTCCAAAAATTTATAAATTTTAATACCTCTCTTATCACAATACTTTTTTAGTGTGTTGTGAGACTCAGGAGATATTTTAATATTTTTAATTTCTTTCTTGGTTTTCATAGTGAGAAAAAAGGTAGAATTTTTTCCTACCTATTATAAATACTTATTAAAAAGTAAAGTTTTTTCGTAAAATATAGAATATTTATCTATAAAATAAATCTGTATAGAATTAATAAATAATGGCAACAGCACAAGCAAACCAAAAAGTATTCGTATCTCCGGGTGTATATACATCTGAAACAGACTTATCTTTCGTAGCCCAAAGTGTGGGCGTTACTACGTTAGGATTAGTGGGAGAAACAATTAAAGGACCGGCCTTTGAACCGATTTTTATAACTAATTATGATGAGTTCCAAGCGTATTTCGGTGGAACAGAACCCGTTAAATTCGTAAATACTCAAATACCAAAATATGAGGCCGCATATATTGCTAAATCATATTTACAACAATCAAATCAATTATTTGTGACAAGAATTCTTGGTTTATCCGGATATGATGCAGGACCTTCTTGGTCTATTAGTGTTACTGCAAATGTTGACCCAACTACAATTGGTAATCCTTCAGTTGGAACACCATTTTCCGCAACATTTACTGGTAATTCAACATCAGGTGTTGTTACATTTGGTTCGGGTTTACCATCTCAAGTTTTAGCAAATTTAAACGTTCAATATAGACAACAAGACGGGAGTACATCAACATTACAAGATGATTTTAATAATTATTTAGGTAACATAATGAATTCTCCTATATTGTCTGCGAATACTGCAGTAATTTACGGAGCTATACCCGAAACAGATTATAGTATATTAACTTCTCAATATAGTTCAATTCAAAATCCATATGGTTGTGTTAATGATTTCATAGATAATGATTTAACATCAGACTCTAACGATGTTTGGTTTTATGCGAATTTTGAATTTGAAAATTTCAGTTCTTCGACAGGAAATTATACAGGTTATTCTTTTGATTATTCTGTATCAACATTATCACTTGTTTCACCAAACACATTTACCGGAACCGTAACAGGTAATACTTATTTATTTACAGGGACTGCGTATAGTGAATACAATAATATGGTGGTTGCAACTATTCGGTCAAGAGGTATATCGTTATATCAGAATAGTTCAACTAGTATCAATCACGGACCTGTTTATCAAGTAGGTATTGATTACAATAATAATTCTACTTGGGTACCAAACAATTTACAATTAATTTGTACCGGACAATATTCGGATATCGCGAAATCACCTTATGCAACATTTTTATTATCAGGTGTAACAAAAGATAATGAAGTATTCTCATTTGAGACTTCAATGTTAGCGTCTTCATCAAAATATTTAACAAAAGTTTTAGGTGTTGATAATTTTGGTAAATCAAGATTTGATGTCCCTATTTATGTTGAAGAAGATTATTTAAACTCTTTAAATTATGGTTATAACCAAGGATATGTGAGAGGATTGAATTGTAACTTAATCGCATTACCGAGTGCTAGAAGTCAAGAATCATCATCAATCGCATACAATTTAGAAAGATATCAGTCACCGGAAACACCTTATTTGGTTTCAGAATTGAGAGGTAATAAAGTTTATAAATTATTTAAGTTCATATCAATTTCTGATGGAGATTCTGCAAATACTGAAGTTAAAGTTTCAATTGCGAATTTATCATTCAATAATATGTCGTTTGATGTATTTGTTAGAAACTTTTTTGATACTGATGCAAATCCTATTGTAATTGAAAAATTCACAAATTGTAACATGGACCCGGCGTCAAATAATTTCATCGCGAAAAAAATAGGTTCTTCTAATGGAGAATTTGCGTTGATTTCTAAATACGTAATGGTTGAAATGGCTGATGAGGCACCGATAGACGCATTACCTTGTGGATTTTACGGATATACTCAAAGAGAGTATTTAAGTTATGATGAATACCCATCACCTTATCCTAAATTTAAAACAAAATATTATTTCCCTGGTGAAGTAATTGCAAATCCACCATTTGGAGCAAGTGCTGGAGGAGGACCTATAGAATCGGCAGGAGATATCGTAAGACGAAGTTATTTAGGTTTTTCAACACAATATGGTATTGATGAATCATTCTTAACTTATAAAGGAAAACAAACTCCTTCAGGATGGGTTACTAATCCTGCAATTGAGGGAAGACCTTGGAATGTGGTAAGTAAAGGATTCCATATGGATTCAGGTGCAACTGTTGTAACAATCGGAATTAGTTCTAAATCAAGCGGAGAAACCGCATTTGAATGTGGTGTTGCAGAATTTAGAAATGACCCACAAACACAAGAAAACCCATATTATTTTATTTATTCAAGAAAATATACTGTATGTTTTGCGGGAGGTTTTGACGGATGGGATATATATAGAGAATGGAGAACTAATGAAGATAGATTCCAATTAGGGGCTTCAGGATACTTGGCAGGAGCGTCATCATCATCAAGATATCCAAATGCAACAGGAGACGGTTTGTTTAAAAGAATTACAGTTCAAGACAACAATCAAGATTTTGCAAATACTGATTATTACGCTTATTTACTTGGTATTTTAACATTTTCAAATCCTGAATCAACAAATATTAATATTTTTGCAACATCAAGTATTGACTATGTAAATAACTCAAATCTTGTGGAAGAGGCTATTGATATGGTTCAATTCTCAAGAGCGGATTCAGTATATATTGCAACAACACCTGATTATCCGATGTATAATCCGGATTCAACAAACCCTCAACTTATAATATATCCTCAAGAAGCTGTTGATAATTTAGATAACACAGGAATTGACTCTAATTACACTGCGACTTACTACCCTTGGATATTAACTCGTGATACTGTAAATAACACTCAAATTTATTTACCACCAACAGGTGAAGTTTGTAGAAACTTAGCATTAACAGATAATATATCATTCCCTTGGTTCGCATCAGCGGGTTACACAAGAGGTCTTGTTAATTCAATTAAAGCGAGAGTTAAACTTACACAAACAGATAGAGATACATTGTATCAAGGTAGAATTAACCCTATCGCAACTTTCTCTGATGTTGGAACCGTAATTTGGGGTAATAAAACTTTACAAGTTGCTGATACGGCTCTTAACAGATTAAATGTAAGAAGATTGTTACTTCAAGCTCGTAAATTAATTTCAGCGGTAGCGGTAAGATTATTATTTGAACAAAATGACCAAATCGTTAGACAACAATTTTTAGATAGTGTTAATCCAATTCTAGATTCAATTAGAAGAGATAGAGGTCTTTATGATTTCCGTGTAACGGTTTCATCATCACCTGAAGACTTGGATAGAAATACATTAACAGGAAAAATTTACCTAAAACCTACGAAAGCATTAGAATTTATTGATATTGAATTCTTTATCACACCAACAGGTGCTTCGTTTGAAAACATTTAAAAATAAACTTATTGGGGGGTACTATTGTATCCCCTTTATTTGCCAAATATGAAAAGACAACTTAAAGAAGGATTTAAACCAGAAGGAACACCAGATATGAAATATTATGCCTTTGATTGGGATGATAATATCGTTCATATGCCAACTAAAATTATGTTACAAACAGAAGACGGTGGTGAAATTGGTATGAGCACAGATGATTTTGCTGAATATAGACACGATGTAGGTAAAACTCCTTTCAAATATAAAGGAGAAACAATTGTTGGTTTCACTGAAAGTCCATTTAGATTTTTTAAAACCGATGGGGACAAAGATTTTATTGTTGATTCTATGAAAGCGAGAAAAGGACCAGCTTTTGACGACTTTAAAGAAGCAATCAATAACGGTTCAATTTTTTCAATTATCACAGCAAGAGGTCATCATCCGAAAACATTAAAAAAAGCGATTTATAATTATATTATAAGTGGTTTTGGTGGTATTGATAAAGATGAATTAGTTAAGAATTTAAAAAAATATAGAACATTCGTCGATGAAGATGACATGAGTGACGATGAATTAATTAAATCTTATTTGGAATTAAATAGATATCATCCTGTAACTTTTGGTGAAGGTAGTGCTGCTAATCCTGAAGAGTTAAAAGTAAAGGCAATGGAAAATTTTGTATCATATATTAAAAGAATGTCAGGTATTTTAAATAAAAGAGCATTTATTAAAAACGAGATTTCAAATAATTTCATACCAGAAGAACCAGTAATAGGATTTTCAGATGATGATATTAAAAATGTAGAAGTAATGAGTAAACATTTTAAAGATAAACCAGATAACATAGTTAAGACTTATTCTACTGCTGGAGGTATTAAAAAGTTATATAACTAGAGAATAATTTCTTAAAAAAAAAAGTAAATAGAAAAAATTTTAATCAAGAGTATATTTATTAGATATAAACACAAAAAAACAAAATTGAAATAACATGGCTGATTTATTAATGAAAATGCCGATTCCTTATGAGCCAAAAAGAAAGAATCGATTTATACTAAGGTTCCCATCAAGTTTAGGGATTAACGAATGGTTTGTTGAGACTGCGGCTAGACCAAGTATAAAAATTGGTTCAACTGAAATCCAATTTTTAAATACATCAACATTTGTCGCTGGTAGATTTAATTGGGACCCAATTACGGTTAAATTCCGCGACCCAATTGGACCATCTGCGGCTCAAGCACTTATGGAATGGGTTCGTTTACATGCTGAATCAGTTACAGGTCGTATGGGTTATGCTGCGGGATATAAGAAAGATATTGATTTAGAAATGTTAGACCCGACAGGTGTTGTTGTTGAGAAATGGATTCTTTATGGAACATTTTTAACTGATGTTAATTTTGGTTCTTTAGGATATAGTGAGGATGCTTTAGCTGATATTCAAGCAACATTAAGAATGGATAGATGTGTGTTAGTTTACTAGAATATTTATATCATTTACATTTATTTTTATTTAATTTATATTTAACCGTAAAGCAATAAACTTTACGGTTAATTTTTTTATATATGAATGAACAATCAATACAATACGGACAACAAAATTTTACACTACCACATGATGTGGTGGTCTTACCATCAAAAGGAATCTTTTATAAAAATAAGAAAAAGTCATTAAAAGTAGGGTATTTAACCGCTTCTGATGAAAACATTCTAATGGGAGGTTCGGAAGACTTAACAATTAATTTATTACGTTCAAAAATTTATGAACCAGATTTTAGAGTTGAAGAATTAATTGAAGGTGATGTTGAATCAATATTAATTTTTTTAAGAAACACGGCGTTTGGTCCTGAAATGGAATTAAATCTTACAGACCCAAAAACTAAAAAACCATTTAAGACTACAGTGTTATTAAATGAGTTACCAATTATAGAAGGACAACAACCTAATGATGATGGAACGTTTACATTAATGTTACCAAAATCTCAAACATCTGTTAAATTAAAACCTCTTAATTATGGTGAAATAATGGAAATTAGTCGGCTTAGTGAAACATACCCTCAAGGTAGAATTGTTCCAAAAATTACATGGAGACTTCAAAAAGAAATTGTTGAACTTAATGGGTCAACAGATATTTCAATGATTTCTAAATTTGTTGAATCAATGCCAATCGCTGATTCAAAATACATTAGAAATTTTATGAATGAGAACGAACCTAGATTAGATATGACTAAAACAATTATGGCCCCGTCCGGAGAAAAGCTGACAGTGAATGTTGGGTTTGGGGTGGACTTTTTTCGTCCTTTCTTCTGATTATAGAAAAAATCAAATAGACGAATTTTATTATTTAAATAATTTGATGAAAGTTACTTACCAAGATTTTCTTCAAATGCCGGTATTTGTTAGAAGATACTTATTAGATAAATGGATTGAAGAGAATCGTAAAGAGTAAAAAAACATTATTAATCTATTTATAGTTATAAAATTTTATTAAAATATGGCGGCAGAGAATGAAGGTGTTGACAAAATTGGTCAAGTAATAAAAGATATAACATCCCCAATTCAAACACTTGGGGATGCGGTAGATTTAATGGTTGCGGGTTCCAATACTCTAAACAAAAATTTTGCGTTAGGTAGAAGTAGAATTCAAGAGATGAATCTCGCTTTTACAAATACCGCTTCTGAAGTATTAAAACTTGGTGGTTCATTAGATGATGTTGTTAGTACCATAAGTGACATTGCTCTTGCGTCTAACAGAAATGTGATTGAAAACAAAGAAGTTGTTGGACAATTATATGCCGCATCAAAAATATTAGGGATTGAAGCAAAGGAATTAACCAATCAATTTAAAGATGTTGGTTATGAAACATCTCAAATAGGTCCTATTTTAGAAGAATCTATAACATATATTCAAAGTGTTGGTTTAAATGCTCAACAAGTAATGACAAATGTGTCCAACAATATGGACAAAATGAATAGGTTTCAGTTTGAGGGAGGGGTTTTAGGTTTGAGTAAAATGGCGGCACAAGCGTCTATGTTAAGATTTGATATGTCTAGAACATTTGATTTTGCGGACAAAATGTTAACACCTGAAAATGCTATTAATATGGCGGCAACTTTCCAAAGGTTAGGTGTTTTAACGGGTAATTTGGTAGACCCATTTGCGTTAATGAACGAATCTTTAACCAACCCTGCGGGTTTACAAGAAAGTTTAGCTAAATTAGGGGAACAATATACATATTTTGATGAACAAACTAAATCGTTCCAAATAAATCGACAAGGAGTTTTAGTGTTGAGAGAAATGGAGGAAGCCGCAGGTTTAGCGTCAGGTTCTCTAAGTAAATCGGCGATTGCCGCCGCAGACTTAGATAGAAGACTATCTGAAGTAAGTATGGCCGGTTTAACTTTTAAAGATGAAGAAGACAAACAATATTTGGCGAATATTGCCAATATGGGTAAGGGTGGTAAATATGAGGTTACATTAAACGATGGTACTAAAAAAGACCTACAAAGTTTAAATCAAAAAGAGTTTGATGAGTTGATTGAACAACAGAAAAACGCTCCAAAAACTCTTGAAGATATTCAAAAAAGTCAATTAACTGCGTTAAATAGTATCGCTTCTGATATGAGTGCTATGTTAGCATCAGGAAAATTTGGTGCAGTATCGATACCTGAAATTAGAACAAATATTGAAGGATTACGAAATATTGTTCAAAAATTTACGTCAATTTCTGAACAAAAAGTTAAAACTGAAGATGTTAGAGAGGATGTAACAAGTGCTATTAAGAGTTTAACTAATTTGGTTAGTGATGTTTCAACCGGACAAGCTAGTGTTGCTAGTATAGCAAGTAAATTTACTAATATTGAACAGACATTATTAACAAAGGCTGAGATTTTAGGTGAGGATAGTGTTAAAGTTGTTAAAGATATATTAAAAGAAACGGCAACACAATTAAGAGGTAGTAGTGATGTAGAGAAATTTTTTAGAAAAGAACTCACAGGTTCAGAATTCGCATCTATCGCTAAAAATATACCCAAACCCCAACCCGCAACTAATAAAGTTCGTCCAATATCTACATCGGCAATTATGGGAACAGGAACATCATATAAGATGTCCAATCAAATCCCTATAGAAACTAAACAACTTAATGCTAGAATTGATTTTGGTACACTGGTGGTTGAGGTTAGAGGTGTTCAAGGTATGACTGAACAACAAATTAAAACTATATTTGAAGGTCCGGAATTTTCAAGATTTATGAAAGAAAAAAGTATTAAGTTAGATAAAGAACTTGAAAGAACAAAATAATCTTTTATTAAAAAAAAAATGACATTAACCTATTTATAAATAAAGAAACATAGATGGGAAGTCCATTAGATTTTATTAGTACGGAAGGATTTAGAAAAAAACTAGTTTCAAGAAACTTAGTGCCTTATGTTAAATCTCCGACTAAAGTAACTCCTCCAACCAATTATGAGATAATTCAATCGGATTTGGTTCCTGTTGATAGCGACGATTCTCTAATTGATACACCATTTTTTGCCGATAAGTTATACCCTCTCAATAAGTGGGGTAATGATGGGGGGTACCAACAATTACCGGATTTACCTGTTAATGTTATTGCACCGAATAAAGGTGAATATGGTCCCGGACAACAAGACGCAAAACTTTTAGATGACGCACAAATTGCCGCTAAAGTTGGATTTCCGGGGATTGCACCCGCATGGCAACCATTAAATGCGTATGGAAATAACGGTTTAAATTTAATTGATGCCGGAGAAGCTATTGTTCAACCGGACTCAATTAGTAATGGATTAACAGGTGGAGTTCCAAATTTATATAATAATCAGGCATATCCAACAACATTTAATTCATCGTCATATAGTCCATTATCAATATTATTGTCACCAAATCCACAGGGTAGTAATGGTCGTTTAAGTGATGACTCATTTATTGCCAGATTAGGTGCTCGAACCCTTAGGAGAGAATTTCAAGAAAGAATAGGTAGAGCGATTGCTCGAGAAACGATTGGTAGAGCGAATTTTTTGAATATTAATAGTAGTACCAATGTTGTTAATATTTTAACAGGTCGAGTTCCTTTGATTGAACCAAACTATCAAATTACTGTCCCGTCTAACCCTATAACTGCTGCGGCGGATTTCGCCCTTAAATTGGCGGGGAGTGAACTTCCTTTTTCGTTAATACCCGGTTCTTATTTTGACCCAAATATTAATCCTCCAAGACCGTCAACAATTGCCCAATCCTTACTCGCTAACCCAATTGCGGCGGCAGGTAATTTTGTATCAAATTTATTGGGGGCGGGAAAAACAGGGTCTCAAATTTTTTATAATAATACCGGAGGAGGACAAAAGTCTATCTTATGGAAAAATATCAATTTTAATCGATATAAACCAAACTACGATAGAACATTATTAGATAGATTGGGAGGAGCGATTGTCGGAACCCAAACAAATAATGCCAATTTTTATGTTGGTTCAACAACATCAGAACCTTCAAGAGTATTCTCGCCAAGTAGAGAATTACCTGTAGATTCTTTTGGAAATGAACAACAATCGCCTGTTTATGGTCCTCAAGAACTTGCTCAACTATATGAAGGGCCGAGTAAAGAAATTAGATTAGGTGCAAACGGACCAACATACAGTAATGGTGGAGGTATTGAAGGTGGATTTACATGGACTTCTACTAAATATAGGGGTAATGCTGGTAAAAAAGTTGGTGTTGGAGGTGTTGTAACTAATCAGGATGAGGATTTTAAACCTTCATCTTATAATACAACGGAATCAACTGAAAGAACTTTTAAACAAGGTTCTATACTTGATGAAACTCAAAGGATAATTGATAGTCAACCACAAGGTGGAAAAAGATTACAACATGTTGGAAATGCTATTGACCAAGTATCTAAAGTTTTTAATGATGGGTATAAAGAATTAACTAAAGGTTCGAGAGTATTAACTTACGTTGGTTCAATAGGTCAAGAAGTTGGAACTGAATATTGTCGAGTTTTTGCGAAAGACACACCATACTTACAATACAATGATTTACAGAAGACAGATGGAATTGTTACCGAAGGTAGAAGATTTTCATATTCAGTTTTAGATAAAACATATAATTTAAATATTGCACCAAACAAACAAGAAGGTGGACAAGATTCCACAAATATTATTGGAACTAATAATAATGCGTATGCTAAAAAATATATGTTCTCAATTGAAAACTTAGCTTGGGCGACTTCAAGTACTCCGGGTTTTACTGTGTCAGATTTACCGGTATGTGAAAGAGGTCCAAACGGAGGAAGAGTTATGTGGTTTCCACCTTATGGTTTAACTTTTGATGAAAATGTTAGGGCAAGTTGGACTTCGAATGAATTTCTTGGTAGACCTGAACCAATTTTTACCTATAAAAACACAACTAGAAGTGGTAGTTTAACTTGGAAGATAGTTGTTGACCATCCATCGGTACTAAATGTTATTGTAAATAAAGTTCTTGGTGATGAAACAAATAAAACTAGAATTGATTCCATATTAGAATCGTTTTTTGCTGGTTGTAGGAAGTATGATTTATATGAGTTGGCAAAAAAATACTACACAGTATCTCCATATGACTTATTTAATTATCAAGAAGCAATAACTTCAAAACAAGAAAGTAGGGAACAACTCAGATATATTCTCAATGATATAACTAATGATAACCAAGTATCTGAGGTTAATGGTAGTGGAAGTGCCCCTCAAAATAATTTTGGACAATTTGTAAATAAAGCATTTTATTATAATAATAATCAACCTGAACCAAATTCACCTAATCAAAGTTTTAGTAATTTATATAATTCATATGTGTCACAACCAACAATAGATAATTATAAAAAACAATCTAAAGCAAGTCCAGGTGATACGACATTATTTTTTGATACGGTAATAACAAAAAATAAGACCGCAATTGATGAATTAATTGATGAATTGTTTAAACAATTTAATAATGATAAAGAGGGTACGGGTACTGTAACAATTGTGATAGATGCAACTACTTCGGCTAAAGCCACTTTAGATTATAATAAAAAATTAGCGGAGAGAAGAATTAATAGTGCTATTAGTTATATTACAGGTAATACTAAACTGTCAAACTATGTTAATGGCTCTCCTAAAAGACTAATTGTTGTTCCTGGAACCGCTCTTGGTGAGAACGCACAGCCAGACTCTTACGACGAAAAAACTAAAACATTTTTCGCTAACGGGATAGTCAATTGTACGGACAATGACGGAGGAGATAGTCAAACCGTAAATAATGAAATTTATACGACAAATGCAATGGCTTGTCGAAGAGCTTATATATCAAAGATAACTTCGACTTTAAGTTCACCACCACCAGTTTTACCACCTAAAAAAACAACAGTTTCTGTCGATGGTAAAGTTGTTAAAGCGGTTGATGTTCCGGTGACCCAAATTACCGCAACACCTAAAGACAACATAACTAAAAGAATTTTAAGGTCATTCTTAACAGAATGTGATTATTTTGAAACAATCAAACAAGAAAGTCCATTGGTGTATGATAATTTAAGAGATAAATTAAAATTTTTTCAACCGGGATTTCATTCAATAACACCTGAAGGGTTAAATTCAAGGTTAACATTCTTACAACAATGTATGAGACCTGGAGACACAATCCCAACGGTTAAATTTGATAATGGTAATCAAAAACTTGATTATAGTGTCGCAACTAATACATCATTTGGTGCACCTCCCGTGTTAGTATTAAGAGTTGGTGATTTTTTTAATACTAAAATTATCCCTGAAAATTTATCGTTAAAATATGAAGAGTTAGATTTTAACCCTGAAGGTATTGGTGTACAACCAATGATTGCTACGGTAACATTAAGTTTTAATTTTGTAGGTGGTAGTGGATTAAAAGAATCTGTTGATAAATTACAAAACGCATTAACGTTTAATTATTATGCAAATACTGAAATTTATGATGATAGGGCAGATGTTACTGACGCTAGTTATAAAATAATTGATGAAGATTTTCTTAGAAGTGTAATAACAAATGCTGAACCTCCTACAATCAATCAAGCAACACCAAATAATGGTCAAAGTAATAATAAAACGATTGGTGATATACTAACCACAGTAGTTAGTGGTACAAGTCAAACAGGAACAACTAGTTATAGTTCGATTATGGATAAAATGGTTGAGGAAAGTCAAAATTATTTTACAAATGTTGTTAATAAAAATAGAGAAGTATCAAACCAATATAATAACGCTGTTAGACAACAATGGATGGCAGAGAGAAATTATCAAAAAGGTAAATTTACTATTCAAAAAGAAAACGAAACTATTTTATTTGGTAAACCAATGAAATTAGAACAACGAATTGATGAGATATTTAAACAATTAATCAAAGATATTAAAAGTGGGGATGAAGGATTTATTGAATTTATTTCTAATCCAAATAATAATTTTTCTAAAAAATTAATTAGACAAGTACGTGAAAATTATATTAATTATGTTAACAATAAAAGAAATACGTTTCAAAATGCTGTAACTGTGATAACAAATAGTATGGTTGATGTACAACAAACATATATTTCATATATTGGTAGAATAAATACTATAACTTACGCTAGTAAAACTAATACTGGAACCGATGGATATCAAACCGCTGATGGTAAAATTATAACATATGTAACTGAAGGTACTATCGAAGTTGATAGTAGTTCAAAAGATGTAACAAATACTTTGGAAGAATTGAGACAAGATGTTATAAAAATTAATAATGATATTAGGGAATTTAATGATAAAATTAATACAGAATCTGATGTTATATATTCAGTAGATAAACAAAAATATAGTGGGTATTTAGTTTTTGGTCCTAATTATAAACTCACAACGGATGAAGTATTTCTACCATTTAACAAAGATGATTTTAAAATTTCTAGTTTTAAAAGGGTTTATATGATAGTATCAGACGATGTTGTGGATTCTAAAAGATATGAATCATTTAAAACTTCATTAATTGGTAATATAATTAATAATACGGATTTGAAGGGTAGTGGAGCAAAAGATATAAGTACTGTTTTTGATGAATATTGGATTAATCCTAATAAACCTGATGAATCCGCTAAATCTAAATTTATTAAAGAGAATAATATTACTAAAGAATTTATCAATACGAAAGAGAAAGAGTTAACGAAGTTTTTGAAGTTCACACCATATAGTTTAAAGAAAAAAAGAACATTTAATTATACCACTCAAGATGCGGGTAAAGAAGGTCAAGAAAAATTAATTAAAGGTTTAGGGTGGGTTGAGAATCAAAATACAAATAATAAAACTTGGAATGACGAAAGTCCTCAAGATGTAATAATATCAAAGGCAAAACTTAACTAATGGCGTATCAATATTGGAATCGATATAGTGATTTTTTAATTAATGGGGAACAAACTGTAGTCCCCTTTGTAAGAATTGCTCAAAAGACAACGGATAAAACTTATATATACAAAGTTGCTAGAAGTAGGTTAGATGTGGTCTCACAGGAATTTTATAATTCTCCATATTTTAGTTGGTTAATTTTACAGGCAAATCCTCAATTTGGGGGTTTAGAAAATAATATATATGATGGTGCAGTATTGATAATTCCATTTCCTCTACTACCTTCATTACAAGATTATAAATCGGCATTAGACGAATATTTTTATTATTATGGCAGGTAATTTACAAGGGGATAAAAGTGGTAATATTTTAGTAGAATTTGACTATCAAAACATTGTTGTTGTTGACCCAAATAAAACAATAGATTCATTTGGTAATATAAAAGAGAGACTTGTCGACCATGAAAATTTGATGATGTATGCAAATCTTGAAGCCGAGATTGTTCGAGGAACAAAATTATCGGTAGGTGATGTTCCAAGTGATAATACTAGAACCGTATCAGTTGCACAAATGAATTTTTTAAGACCAACTGAAAAAACTAATTTAACTACAGGGTATTATGATGAACTGACGGGTAAAAATTCTACAAATGGGTTAGGTGATAATCAATTACAACAGGAATTAGTTTCTCCATCAAATGGTAGTAGACCATACCTAAGACAAACTATTTCTAGACCCGGAAATAAATCTATAGATAACGGACTATTAGGGATTACAAGTATTAGTATTAAAACAAATACTGCATTTGTTCCAAGTGTTAGTATGGTTCTTGAAGATATCCAAGGAAGAGCTTTATTTCAACTTGGTGATGATTCACCATATGCCGCGTTTTTCAATCTACCATATTGTCCATTTTACTTAACACTTAAGGGTTATTATGGTCAAGCGGTTAGATATCAATTAAATTTAAGAACCTTTAATGCAAGATTTAATACATACAGTGGTAATTATACTATTGAATTAGAATTTGTAGGTTATAAGTTTAACATTTTAAATGAAATTTCGATGGGTAGTTTATTTGCTACACCACATATGTATTCAAAAACTTTTGAAATATCTAAGTCAATAACTTCACCGGAAGGAGGAAGTAATAGAACAATTGAATCACAATCCAAAAGTAATGTAATATCTAAAGAATCGTCAATATCAACCGATAATGTAGTTACAGAAGTTGTTAGTGAAAAAGGTTATCAAAAGATTGTTGAAGTTTATAGTGAATACAAATCAAAAGGTTTAATTGATGTTAACTTCCCGGAATTAACAGTGTCGCAGTTAATGAACCTATTACAACAATTTGAGAAAACTATTCAAAAGTCATATCCTGAAGTTAAAGTAGAACCATTAACTAATATTAGAAATTATAAAGAAACTTTAAAAAATTTTTTTAATACAATATATGCGGATAGTAGTTCATGGTTTAATACCTATATGAATCCTAAACCTATAGTATTAAAAGGAAGTGATGATGTTGTTTATATTTTCAAATCGGAATATTTAAAAAACCCTACAAAACGACAAGAGGCTAATAGTCTACTTAGTGGGTATACCTCAGGATTTAATAGTTTATTAGCTAATAACCCAACTTTAGGTAAAAAAAGTCCAACACCAATTAAAAATCTTATAACAGAAAAAACTTACTTAAAACAAATTTCTGAGTCTAATATAGATTTGGTTAAAACAACAATTTCGCAAACAGGAAATTTATACCCAACATCTACCGATATTCAAAAAATAACAGATTTAGTTTCACAACAATTTACACCCACTCTTGAAAAAAGTGCTTCAGATAATAGAGTTTTAAATACCGGAACCAATATTATCCCACCTCCTGTTTATACGTTTTCAGATTTCCAAAAATTATTATCCCAAATGGAAACCGAGGCCAATAAGAAATTGTTAGAATATGAGACAGAGATAACTTCTGATTTGGCAAAAAAAATTGAGAGTCAAAGTCAAGGGTTAGGATTTGTTCCCACGGTTAGAAATATTACCGCAGTAATTATGGCGTCAGCTGAGGCTTTTATTAGATTATTAGATGGTGTTCACACTAAAGCATGGGATGTTAAATACAATCCTATTAGATATAATACAATATTAAATAATCCCGCATCAGCACCTTCAGTTGATAATCGTAATAGTTATGTGATTTCTCAAATTGCGAAAAATGAAAATCAAGGATTGGTTAATGGTCAAGAACCGGTATATCCATGGCCTCAATTTTTTGTTGAAACTCCGGATGATAAAAAAGGAAGATTCCAATTAAAATATCCTGGTGACCCAAAATACGTAGACCAAACAAAAGGTTGGTCATATGAAATATGGCCTGAAATAGAGTTTGTTGAAGAATATATGAAAGGGTTGTCCCAAAAATTTGTTTCACCTGCCGCTCAACCTCCAATAGATAGTCAAAATACAACTAATGTTATTAATTTAAATGCTATTGAATATCCTTCGAATGGTATTGCTTATATTAACAAAGAAGAAATTAAGTTTTTTTATGAAATATGGGAAAGACAATTCTTAACTTCAAATTATTCTAATTTTATTAGGGGAAATGATAATCAAATTAACCAATTATTGACTTTAATTGTTAATTCTGAAGCTAGTAATATTGTAACTGGTTTAGGTAATAATTCTCCTTTTTTATCATTAAAACTTAAAAATTATGATATAACCGCAGATAATTACCAATCGTTCTTAAGAACAATCTCTAATGAGGGTACAGGTAGGGCTTATCAAGATTTTATTAGAGATTTTTTTGTAACACCTTATATAAAGGCTTTAACAGATAACTCATTTAACATTTTAAGTTTAAATGATTTAGGTAAAGAACCTCAATTACAAACGAATTCTGATGGGTTATTACAATTAGTTAAGAGTGCGAATAATGAACCAATTATTATTGACACATATCCATTTACCGACCCATCTTGGGTTAAAAATAATATGGGGAACAACCTTTCCAATAATAAAAATGCGGTGTATAACACAACTAATGTTTTAACTGTATTTGAAGATAGAGATGTTATTTCAAACTTTAACGACATTTATAACACAACAACTAATCGCCCGGTTACTAACTTTTCATATATTAGAGTATCTAATCCAACACAAGAAGTATCTGTAATTGGTTTAACCGCATTTTACAATTTAAGAAAAGACCCAACACTATTTGTTCCAACTGAAGGTTATGTAAATTATTTTTCACCAAATAATACTGTCCCTGTTGAGACAACAACATCAATGTTGAATACACCTTATTTCGTTAATGCAATTATGAATGGTGTTGATAATTGGAGAAGTGGTGACCAATATCCTTATGTTCAGGCCGCGTATTTATTTATCAATTCATTACCTTTAACAACATTAAAAGAAAAATATAAAACATTAGACGCATCTAGTGATTTAGATTATATTGCATCTTGTTTTAAGAAATATGGTGCAATACATAAAATGCCATATGCTTGGGTATTAAAGATGGGTTCTATTTGGCATCGATATAAAAGATATAAGTCTACTAACACAGATATTTTAGACGGTGCTTGGAACAATTTTAATTATAAACAAAACTTCGACCCAATATTAAGTTCCGACACTAAAACATATACTTTTAATTTTGAAGGAACTAAAAAAATTAAATTACAAGATTCTGCAAATAATAGTGTTCAACTACAAACAGGGTTTTATCCAAAAGTTATAAATGATTTTAATGCGTTTTATAACGGATATGATTTATATGAAAAGTACACTGATAATGAAATACAAAGAAGTATAGATTATGGTGTTCAAATATTTAATTTTACGGATTCAAATATTCAAACCTCAAGTGATGATACCTATCAAAATATAGAAACTTGGTCAGTTATTGTTCCTAATGGATTAGGGAGTGATGTTGGACAAGGGGCTAAATGTAATCCAAGTGAGAACACAAGTTCGACGACCTATTATGTAATACCATCATTTGGAACGTCGTTCAATCAAACTAAAATTGAGTGTTTGAATAACAATCAACCAATATGTGAGTTTTTAAATAACCCTTCAATATATAATGGTTCGGTTAGATTATTATGGTCAACATCAAATTATGGATATTTTGATAATAATCAAATATCCAAACCTCAACCGGATTCATACCCAATTAAAATTGAAACAGGTACGACAAAACAATCACCATTTAATTTATTATTAAATGATGAATATTCTAAAATTGAAGAGATTTTTTCTGTTTTTGATAAAAGAATATTGGATAATTTAGAACAAGAATTTTTGAATTGGTCAAAACCGATTGCAAATATTGATTTAGGTTTTGAAGCTATTGTTCCTATTGGACAATCACCTGTTGACCCTAATGGATTATATAAAAATTTCCAATATTTGTTTAGAAATTTAATGGAAATTCAAGGGAAACGACAATCAATAAGTTCAGAGGAATATTTTAACTCCATTGGAAATTCTCAATTAGTTTCATTCACTAGTACCATAAAGGCGTTTTTAGAGTATGATGTTATTTTGAAATATGGTAACCCTTCACAATATAACAGAAGAGTAATGGATTCCTATTTGGCTCAAGGAGGTGGTAATAATCCTATTGTTAATCCAATTGTATTTGATATATATACACCAAATAGTTTGCCAACAAAATCGGGCTCAGTGAGTTTATCAGCTTCAATTACAAATTATCCGAAAGAATGGTTTGAGTTAGAAACTGAAGTAGGGTTTTCAACAATACAAAATTTGAAATATTCGAATAACGGGTCATATATTACCGACTTTTTCGTTGATAATAATATTGAGTTTTCGGTAAATAATATAAGATTATTATCACCGATAATTAAAATGTATGCCACTCAAAAGTTATTAACACCAACTATAACACCAACACAATTTAAACAAAAACTTCAAGAGTATTTGGTAAAAACTTCAGATTTTCAAGACAACCTTTTGAATTTAATTTTAACAAAAGTGAGGTTAGATATAAAACCACAACAAGAAATATCTGAAAAAGTAATCAAAAGTGTTATTGATGGGGAACAAAGTAAAATTGAGAACTGGGAAGTTTTTAAGGCGTTGAATGATAAGTGGATTGCGGGTTCCGATTATACCACAAAAACATTATTTGAAGATTTTTTATTTTTAGATAGAGCGTCAAGAAATATTGGGGATACGATAATTTTAGATATTTTTTCATTAAAAAATGTCCTTAATGAGAACGCTTTAAATATGAAGACAAGTGTGTTTGCGTTTTTGGCGGACATTTTAATTAAAAATAATTTTAACGTAATGCCATTACCGTCATATGTTAATTTTTATAATGTTCAAGATGTTAGTGGTGTTAATACACCAAGGAGTGATGGAAGTTTAGAATTTGGTGACAGAATGTGGGGAACATACCTTAATGTTGATTACCGAGCGTCTAGTCCAAAAATGATTTGTTTCTTTGTTGGAAAACCTTCAGAACACATAGAATTACCAAAGAATAACTCAAGATTCAGAAGTGATGCTTTTGAAATGAGAAGATATTCAGACAACCCTTTAATTGAGGATATTGCAAATAAGAAAGATTGGGGTATTTCAAATAAGTGTGTTGGATTTAATGTTGATGCTGGTATTAGAAATCAAAACGTGTTTTATTCCATTCAAGTTTCTATGGATACGGGTAAAGCAACTAGTGAAGCTCTCCAAGCTCAAGTAGATATGTTTGACCAATATTCGGGTAGAAATGTTACAACTCAAAACACCGGACTATATAATTTTTATAAAAATAGAAGTTATCAATGTACGGTTCAATGTCTTGGAAACGCATTATTACAACCTACAATGTACTTTAACTTGCGAAATGTTCCTATGTTTTATGGTCCGTATTTTATAACGGAAGTAAACCATAATATTACTGCTGGTAAGTTTGAAACAACATTTACAGGAACTAGACAAAGTATATATAGTTTACCTTCAATTGATTCTTATTTACAAAGTGTTAATCAAAATTTATTAACTAAAGTTGAAAGTATTATTAAAAATAGTAAAGATAGTGTTACTGGTAAGGCAATAACAAATATCAATAAATCTGATTATATTACACAATCTGGTGATAATACTCGTGCGACAATTAATTCTTGTAGTAATAATTTATCAGCTGAGTTCCAAAGTTGGGGTGACGCCGAAACCGCAACATCAACAAATCTAACACCTCAACAATTAGTCGATGCGATAAAGTCGGAAATCACTGATGAATATTTACAGGTTATTGTTTATTTAATATGTTACGCAAAAACATTTAATACTGATAAATTTTATGTGTTTAACAATAATTTTGCAAATGTTACGTTAACAACTAATCTATATGGTGAAAGTGTTAATTTATTTGAACAAAAGAAATACACCTGTGTTGAAATGCCCGATTCAAAAGGAACTAAAACATCACAACCAATTGCGTTATTTAAAGATGTGAAAACTTTTATCGGATTTATGAGTTCAAGATTAAATAGTAGAGTGGACCAAATAATTAATCCTGACACAGGACTTGGTATTACTAAATTTTATGTTTGTGAATGGCCGGTACCTAATGTATCCCAAGGTTATTTTGATGAAAATATTAGTCGATATAGTGAACTTGAAAAAACATTTAACAATGCGTTTAAAACTGCGGTTTCTGCGGGATTAAATAAACAAATAGTATTTGATATTAAGAAAAATGACGAGGAACAAATTAAGAAGATTGAAGATATTAATAGTGGAAAAACTAATCCATCAAATAATTTAAATACATTTACCGTTCCCAATACTTGTGAACCATCATCAATTACCTCATTCTCTCCATTAACAGGAACTAGTGGAACTATATTAACGATAATAGGTGAAAATTTAGACCAAGTAACGGGAATTACGATTAGTAATACATTCATAACTAATTTTACAATTATTAATAATTTTACAATTAGTGTTGTAGTACCGACTGTTAATACTATAACATCACAACAAAATCCAATAATCCTATCAGGGTTAAATGGTTCGTCTGCAAGTTCAACGGACTTTACATACAACCCTCAACAAATTTCACCATCCACACCAATAACACCTCCGGGATTACCACCTAATGTTAATACACAACCTCAACCTGTAGTTCTATTGGCGAACACAACATTTAACCAAGTTGGAAGTGCCGAAAAAATGGTTGTGTCTATCAATCCATCTTCAGGTAATTGGAATATTCTTTCCGCAAATACTGTATGGACTTGGGTTGCGGTTAAAACGGTTGTTGGTCCAAATAATACAATTATTGAGGAAAAAGTTGGTGAAGGGAATTTTGGAAATGAATTACAAATTTATGTAAGTAGTAATAAGAAAACTTTCACAATTAATGCTGTGGATATAATAGGTGAAGTTAATATAAATGTTTCTCCGGATAATGTTGGTTTAATTAGTAAAATTTACAATAAGATTACCTTGGTTGCGGAACCTGTGGATAGAAATGTTGTTTATAATATAACTAACAATCCTAATGATATTATTAGAGATATTGCACAAACATTTCCATTTACTATAATGATGACCTAATTTATTTGATTTACGATATATTTATATATAAAATAATTTTATGAATTTAAAAACAGCATTAGACAACTATCTTGGAAAATCGGTTAGATACTCTGAAGAAGATAATGGTGATGGAACCAAACAAGTTTGTGACTTAGATACTGGTGATTGTTATGTGGTTAGAGAGAGAGACGGTCTAATTGAAAGAGCCGGACATCAAACAACCGCTAATAAAAGAGTTAGAGTTGAAACCTCAAGAGGTATAAAACAATTATTAAACGGTTAATTAAATGAGTTTAGATAAAAAAATATTGGCGGAAATCCAAAGATATAGAAGTATTAATAATTATATTTCAGAACAAGATGCAATTGATGATTTAACAACACCATTACCTGGTGATGATATTGCACCGGCACCTGATGCAGGGATGGCGCCACCAGTACCCGGAGCGGAAGCGACACCCGAACCTATTGATGTTGAATCTGACCCAGATGTTGAAAAAATTGATGACGAAGGAAACTCGGAAGAAAATACGGATGAAACTTCAGGTTCTGAAGAACTTGATATTACTGAATTAGTGGATGCTCAAAAAAGTATTCAAACAAAACAAGATGATTATTTTGAAAACTTATTTGGTCAATTAAGTAATTTAGAACAAAAATTAAGTGAGATGGATACCATTATGAATAAACTTAACTCACTTGAAAACAAAATTGAAAAATACAGAGAAAAAACACCTCAGGAAAAATTAGAATTAAGAAGTTATGATTCATATCCTTTTAATCAAAAATTATCACAATTTTTTGATGATAAACAAGAGGAGATGGAAAAAACAGGAAAAAATGATTATATTTTAACCGCTGACGATGTTACTGATATAAATGTAAATGACATTAAAAATTCATTTCAAGGTATCGGATTTAAAGATGAGTATAAATACAAATAAATAGAAAAAACCTAAACAACAAAACCACCCAAAAGGTGGTTTTTTTTATTTGACTATATGGGTAATATCAGTTATCATTAATTAATTATTTATAAATTTAAAACGTAAAACACATGATGAGTTCATTAGACGCCGTATTGGCACAGTACGAAAAAGCACAACAAGGAGGGGGCGGGGCCCAAGGTAAATTGTCTCAAGATGAAAGAATGAAAAAGTATTTCGCTCTTATTCTTGGGGAAAAAGAAAAATCAGGACAACGTAGAATACGTATCCTACCAACACATGACGGAAGTTCACCATTTAAAGAAGCTTGGTATCACGAAATCCAAGTAGGTGGACAATGGCAGAAATTCTATGACCCGGGAAAGAATGACAATGAGCGTTCTCCTTTAAATGAGGTTTATGAAGAATTGATATCTACGGGTAAAGAGTCTGACAAAGAATTGGCAAAACAATATAAATCTCGTAAATTTTACATCGTTAAAGTTATTGATAGAGATAATGAAGCGGATGGACCAAAATTTTGGAGATTCAAACACAACTACAAAAATGATGGTATCTTAGATAAGATTATTCCTATTTGGAGAAACAAAGGAGACATCACAGACCCTGAAAAAGGTCGCGACCTTATCATAGAACTTACAAAGTCTAAAACACCGGCAGGTAAAGAATATACAAGTGTATCAACAATTATGTATGATGACCCAACTCCGGTTCATGACGAAAAAGAACAAGGTAACGCTTGGGTTAATGATGAATTAACTTGGTTAGATGTTTATTCTAAAAAACCTGTTGAATATCTTGAAGCTATTGCTCGTGGAGAAACTCCAAAATGGGATAGTGAAAAAGGTGGATATGTATATAGTAATGATGTAGAATCTACAACAACTATGGGTGGTTCTAAAAAATCAGAAACAACTATCATCGACCCTCAAGTAAATGACGAGGTGGATGGTGAATTACCATTTTAATAACTCATCGAAGACATTCTCAAAGATATTTCGTCCTTGAGAATGTTTTTTTTAATTAAAAACAAAAATTATGGCAATAAAGAAAAATGATTTCAGTTCGTTGAAGAAAAAGTTCTCAACATCTGCAAAATATAAACCCCAAAGATTTTTTGATTTGGGTCCTGACTTCTTGGATGCGGTGGGATTACCGGGTCCGGCGATAGGACACTTAAATATGTTTTTGGGTCACTCTGATACGGGTAAAACAACTGCGTTAGTTAAAACTGCGGTTGACGCTCAAAAGAAAGGTATTCTTCCTGTTTTTATTATTACAGAACAGAAGTGGTCTTTTGAACATGCTAAACTTATGGGATTTGAGTGCGAAGAGGTTATTGATGAAGAGACCGGTGAATTAGACTGGGATGGATTCTATATATTCAACAATAATTTCGATTATATTGAACAAATCACGGATTATATTAACTCATTATTAGATGCACAAGAAAAAGGTGAATTAGATTATAGTTTATGTTTTATGTGGGATTCTGTTGGTTCAGTTCCTTGTAAAATGACTTATGAGGGAAAAGGTGGGAAACAACACAATGCTTCAACACTAGCCGATAAAATAGGTATGGGTATAAATCAACGTATCTCGGGTTCTCGTAAAGCAGATTCAAAATATGAAAATACTTTAATAATCGTGAATCAGCCTTGGGTAGAGTTGCCTGACAATCCGTTTGGCCAGCCTAAGATTAAGGCGAAAGGTGGTGAAGCAATTTGGTTAAACTCGTCTTTAGTATTCTTATTTGGAAATCAAAAAGGTGCGGGAACTACAAAAATTACGGCAACAAAAGACAAACGTTCAATTAAGTTTGCAATAAGAAGTAAAGTATCTGTATTAAAGAATCATATCTCGGGATTAGGTTATGATGATGGTAAAATAATTGTTACACCGCATGGGTTTTTGGCGGGTAAAGATTCTGTGGAAGAAAAATCTAATATTGAAAAATACAAGAAAGAATATGCTGATTATTGGAAAGATATCATTGGTGTTGATGGTGATTTTGATTTGAAAGAAGAAATTGAGGAAGATAAATAAAAAACATGAATAAGTTAAAAGTTATATCATTATTTTCGGGTTATGGGACTCAAGAATTAGCACTAAATTATATTGGTGTTGATTATGAGAATGTCGCAAATTGTGACATACTTAAAACCGCAAATATCGCATACGATTCATTACACGAAACAACGTTGGGTAATTTGGGGGATATATCTAAAGTAAGTGAAGATAATTACCCCCAATGTGACCTAATGACATATTCTTTCCCTTGTCAAGATATTTCAATATCAGGGATTCAAAAGGGTATTCAAAGAGGTACGAGGAGTGGTTTATTATATGAAGTTGAAAGAATTTTAACTAAAAACCAACCCAAATATCTTTTAATGGAGAATGTTAAAAATTTGGTATCACATAATCACATTGAAAACTTTAAAAGTCATATTTCATTCTTAAATGATTTGGGATATGGTTGTTCTTGGAAGGTTCTTAATGGTGCTAACTTTGGGTGTCCACAGAATAGAGAAAGAGTGTTCATGATGTCTGTTTATGGAATGACAAACGAAGAAGTTGAATCTATTATGAGTGGTGTTGATAAACATAGAAAAGATAGAGTATCAATGAGGTCATTTATTGATAAAGATATCAAGGAAGATTTATTTATTGAATGTGAGATTACCCCTAATACACCTAAAAAAGATAGTGTGTGTAAACTTGTGGCAAGAAGAAACGATGTTAAATATGACCAAGCAAGACGTATATATTCTATAGATGGGTGTTCCCCTTGTTTGACGACAACAGGTTCGCCACAGATTATGGTTGATGGTAGAGTGAGAACTATTACAGGACGAGAGGGTTATAGATTTATGGGTGTTAGAGAAGATGACATCACTAAATTATTATCGACAAATCTTTCAACAAATAATCATATTGCGTTGGCCGGTAATTCAATATGTGTTCCGGTAATGGAGGCGATATTTACGGAATTTTTGGGAGAATATATCAAACCAACATTCAAAAAAGAGGAAACAAATTGTTAATCAATAAATAAAAAAAATTGAAAAAAACATTATTAGTTGACGGTGACAACCTATTTAAGATAGGCTTTCATGGGGCTAGAGATTTATACAATGATGGTGAACACTTGGGAGGAATTTACCATTTCATCAATATCTTACGAAAATTTCTTGAAGAACACAATCACGATAAAGTAATTGTATTCTGGGATGGTGAATCAAATTCATCTATTAGAAAGTCCATTTACCCCCAATATAAGGCGAACCGAAGACAAGATATGAACGAGTTCAAATACGAGTCGTATCTTCAACAAAAAGTCCGTGTAAAACAATATTTGGAAGAAATCTTTGTTAGACAGGTTGAGGTTAAAGATAATGAGGCCGATGATTTAATGGCGTATTATACACAAATTACAACTGATGAGGATATTATTATCTTCTCGGCGGACAAAGACCTTACTCAACTCATCTCCGAGAGGGTAACCATTTATTCACCAATATCAAAACAATATTATAAGAATGGGGATATGATAACCATTAATAAGGTTGATATTCCCCACCATAATGTATTACTAACCAAAATCTTTACTGGTGACAAATCCGATAACATTTATGGTATTGAAGGATTGGGAGAAAAAACATTGATTAAATATTTCCCTCAAATACAAGAGAAACCTTGTACTGTGGAGGAATTATTGGAGTGTGCCCGAAATATTGAACAAAAGAAACCAATTAAAACTTTAAATAATATTTTGACAGGTAAGACAAAATTGTCTATACTTGGAGAAGAGTTTTATAATACGAATAGAAAAATTGTTGACCTTAAAAACCCCCTTATTACCGATGATGGAAAAAACTTAGTAGAACAGATTTTAAACGATAGTATTGACCCAACAGATAGGGGATACAAAAACTTAATGAGAATGATGATGGAGGACGGGCTCTTTAAGTATTTACCGAAAGATGATGACGCTTGGGTAAATTTCCTCAAACCATTTATGAAATTAACAAGAAAAGAAAAAAGAAACACACAAAAAATTTAAATTTATGAGAGAACAGGAAAGCACAAAAATTGAATTTTTATTGACATTAAATGACAATATCATAGTTCAAAGATTTTTCAATGTTAGAGGATTTAATCCTAAAGCAAAAAATTCGTTGGAATTCCATTACTATATGAAACACTTCAAGGAAGCGTTGGAATATAACTTAAAAATGAAAACGGTTACCTATATGATGGATAATCAAGACTCAATTTCAAACGACCCAACAATAATGAATACATCGTTCACAGATGGTCCGGAAATTTTTAACATTTATATTAAACTTGGAGAACAGACAATTTGTCATAGAATTTTTGATGGAAAATTATTCCCACCGAAAGTTCGTTACACGGTTGATATACGACCAATTTTGAAAGATGCACTTCGTGAACTGACTGACATTTTTTCCACAAACAAATTAAATTTTAATTATTTGGGAATTGATTTGAGTAAGTAACTATTTAATAAAACAGAGAAACTTACAAAGAACATATGAACAAGAATTTTGATTATTTAGGGAATACATTTCAATTACAACTTTTAAACCAAATCATAGTAGATAAGGAATTTTCAATGACCATCATGGATGTAATTGAGAGTTCTTACTTTGACAACAAATACTTTAAAATCATCTTACAGATGACTAAAGAGTATTATACAAAATACCAATCAACACCTAATTTCGATACTCTTGAACAAATTGTTAGGTCTGAAATCTCACAAGAACTGGTTGCTAAAATCGTTCTTGATACCATAACACAAGTTAAAGACGCTCCATTTGAAGGAACCCAATTCGTTCAAGAGAAAGCCTTGAAATTCTGTAAACAACAAGAACTTCAAAAAGCGATGGATAGGGCTCAAAAAATCATCACCGAAGGTGATTTTGAATCTTATGATAAAGTTGAAGGGTTGGTTCGAGAAGCGTTACAAGTAGGAGAAAGAGATACCGGAATAACGGATATCTTTTCCAATCTTGATAGTGTTTTGGATGAGGACTTCAGACATCCAATACCAATGGGTATTCCGGGTATTGACAAGTTGTTAAAAGGTGGGTTAGCAAAAGGTGAGATTGGTGTGATATTGGCACCAACAGGTGTGGGTAAAACCACAATATTAACCAAAATTGCGAACACAGCATTTAACCTCGGTTATAGTGTTCTTCAAATATTTTTTGAAGACAATCCTAAAATCGTTCAAAGAAAACACTTCACACTTTGGACTGGTATTGAACCAGATAATTTAATGAATCACAAAGACGAGGTGATGGGTAAAATTACCGAAATTAAAGAGACGATGAAGAACGAGTTAATCTTGAAAAAACTCCCTTCAGATTCTGTTACAATGAACCATATAAAAAATCAGATTAGAAAGATGATTGCGGATGGAACAAAAATTGATTTAGTTTTGTTAGACTATATTGATTGTGTGGTTCCTGAAAGTAGTAGTAAAGATGAGTGGAAAGCTGAGGGTTCGGTTATGAGAGGATTTGAGGCGATGTGTCATGAACTTAATTTAGTTGGTTGGACTGCAACACAAGGTAATAGAAGTTCAATCTCATCTGAGGTTGTAACTACAGACCAAATGGGAGGTTCAATTAAGAAAGCACAAGTAGGACACGTAATTATATCGGTGGCTAAAACATTACAACAAAAAGAAATGAATTTGGCAACGATTGCAATTACCAAATCAAGATTGGGTAAGGATGGGGTTGTATTTGAGAATTGTAAATTCAACAACGAATTACTTGAGATAGACACTGAAAGTTCGGTAACATTTTTAGGATTTGAAGAACAACAAGAAGAGAGAAAGAGGGATAGAGTTAAAGAATTATTAGAAAAAAGAAAATTAAGAGAACAACAACAAAATTAAAAATTATATATGGAAAAAATTTTAGTAGAGAATCCAAATCGTTTCGTAATATTCCCAATTGAGCATAACGATATTTGGGAATATTATAAACAACATCAAGCCGCTTTTTGGACGGCAGAAGAGGTAGATTTAACTAATGACATTCGTGATTGGGAAAATTTATCGGATAATGAAAAATATTTCGTTAAGAATGTTTTATCATTCTTTGCGGCATCAGACGGTATCGTTAATGAGAACTTGGCAGAAAACTTCCTAAAAGAAGTTCAATACCCGGAAGCTAAATTCTTCTATGGATTCCAACTAATGATGGAGAATATCCATTCATTAATGTATTCACTTTTAATTGATACTTATGTGTCAAATCCAAAAGAAAAAGACGAATGTTTCCACGCTATTGATAGATTACCGGCAGTTCAAAAGAAAGCGAATTGGGCATTGAATTGGATTAAAGATGCGTCATTCCAAGAAAGATTGGTTGCATTTGCGGCAGTTGAAGGTATCTTCTTCTCAGGTTCATTCTGTTCGATATTTTGGTTGAAGTCAAGAGGACTTATGCAAGGTTTGTGTAATGCTAACTCATTAATCTTTAAAGATGAGAACTTACATTGTGACTTTGCAATTCATTTATTGAATAATCACGTCGAAGAAAGACCAAGTGAGAAAAGAATAAAAGAAATCTTATTATCAGCTTTAGAAATCGAAAAAGAATTCATTACTGAATCTTTACCAGTATCACTTATTGGTATGAATTCAAACTTGATGAAACAATATCTTGAGTTTGTGGTTGACGGACTTTTAGTTAAACTTGGATGTAAGAAAGAGTTTAATGTTGAACAACCATTCAAATTTATGGAACAAATTGCTGTTGAAACCAAAGGTAACTTCTTTGAATCAAGAACTATGGAATACCAAAAAGCAAAATTGAACGAAACTATTACATTTACAGACGATTTCTAAAAACTATAAATTATGATGTCATTAAAAATTAAAAAAAGAAGTGGAGACGATGCGTCGTTTAATCCACAGAAAATATATAATAGAATTAAACGGGCGGCAAAAGGATTAAATGTTAATTCTGACGAGATTTTTATTAAAGTAATTACTTCGGTCCCAACTGAAGGTTTGATTACCACTAAAGAGTTAGATAAACTTATCTATGAGATTGCGGCGGCTTATACTGGTAGTCATCACGATTATTCAAGATTGGCGTCATCGGTTGCGATTTCTTCGTATCATAAAGTAACTAAAGAAAGTTTCTCGGAGACTATGATGGAGTTATACGATTTGGGTGTTGTTAACGAAAAACTAATTGATGTTATTAAAAACTACGGACCAGAAAAAATTGATGAAAAAATCAATCACGAGAATGATTATAATTTTGATTATTTCGCTTGGAGGTCATTACAAGAAATGTATTTATTAAAAACACCTCAAGGTAAAGTAGTTGAAAGACCACAACATATGTATATGAGAGTGGCTTTATGGGTGACAAATACCTATGAAGAAGCAATGGATTATTATAATTCGTTATCAAATCAATTAATATCACCAGCAACACCAATTATGATTAACTCGGGAACTAGAGTTCCTCAGTTGGCGTCTTGTGTATTACATTATAATAACTCCGATTCTCGTAATGGGTTGTTGGAAAGTTTAAACGATATTTCTACTTATTCTTCGGATGCGGCAGGTATTGGATTATCAATGTCTAACATTAGAAGTAAAGAAAGTAGAATTAACACTTCAGGTGGATTTGCGGGTGGATTATTAAAGTATTTGAAAATCGTTAATGAATCTTTAAGGTTCTTTAATCAACAAGGTAGAAGACCTGGTAGTGCAGCGATTTATTTAGAGCCTTGGCATAAGGACATTATGGACTTGTTGGATATAAAGAAAAATACAGGTATGGAAGAATTAAGAGCGAGAGATTTATTTACAGCATTATGGATTCCGGACAACTTTATGAGAGCGGTTAGAGATAATGGGGATTGGTATTTGTTCTGTCCTAACGATATTATCAAAGCGGGAATTAAACCACTTCAAGAGTGTTATGGTGAAGAATACGAAGCTAACTATGACAAAGCGGTTGAAATGGGTCTTGGTAAGAAAATTAAAGCACAAGACATTTGGTCAAAAATTGTGGAATCTCAAATTGAAACAGGAGTTCCTTATTTATGTTCAAAAGATAATGCGAACAAAAAAACAAATCACCAAAACATTGGTGTTATCAAACAATCCAATCTTTGTAATGAGATTTATCAATTTACAGATGAAGAAACAACGGCTATTTGTACTTTATCATCTATAGTATTAAAGAACTTTATTAGAGATGGTAAATTTGACTATAATCTTTTAATTAGTGAAGTTAGAAAAGTAGTAAGAGCATTGAATAATGTTGTTGATAAAAACAACTACTCAACTGAGAAAGGATTGAAAGGTGGTCTTGAACAAAGAGCCATCGCGATTGGTACACAAGGATTAGCGGATGTATTCTACTTAATGGATTATATTTTCACATCAGAAGAAGCGAAAACACTTAATAAAAATGTTTTTGAGGCAATATACTTCGCGGCAGTGACTGAAAGTATGGAATTATGTAAATCAGGTGTTAGAACACCTTACAAATATTTCGAAGGTTCTCCAATGTCAAAAGGTATTTTACAATTCGATATGTGGGGATTGAATGAATCTGAATTATTTTTAGATTGGACTTCATTGAAAGAAGATGTTAAAAAATATGGGGTATGTAACTCTTTATTCACAGCACAAATGCCGGTTGCGTCTTCGGCTAAGATTACAGGTTCTTTTGAAATGACCGAACCGGCTCACTCGGCGTTGTTTAATAGACGTGTTGTTGGAGGTGAGATTTTAATTGTAAACAAGTATTTAATTACTGATTTTGAAAAAATTGGCATTTGGAATGAAGATTTGAAAAATGAAATCATTCTAAATGAGGGTTCAATCCAAAATATTAATTTCAATAACTATCTCGACCCAGAAGATAAACATTACGCTAAAAAAGTTAAAAGAGCGGAACATTTGATTAACAAATATAAAACTATTTGGGAAATTTCTCAAAGAGAATTAATTGATATGGCTGCAGATAGAGCACCATTTATTGACCAATCTCAATCAATGAATATCTATATGTCGAATCCAACATTATCAAAAATTACTTCATCTCATTTCCATTCGTGGTCAAAAGGTTTAAAAACATTGTGTTATTATGTTAGAACTAAAGCGATATCAACAGGGGCAAAACATTTAGCGGTGGATATTTCAAAAATTCAAAAACCGAAAACAAGTGTGGAAATACCTAAAGTTGAAATTGTAAACACAACAACTAAACCTGAAGATAGTCCATTTGAATGTTTTGGATGTTCATCTTAAAAATAAATCCCAAC